ACATCAACAACAGGAATAAGCCGTTCGATCCCGTGGACGCCAGCGGTCGGCGGTGAAACTGTGTCGCCGTTTTCAAACGTCACCCGCCCCGTGCCGTGGTAAGTGCGAATTACTTTTCCGTCTTTGATGTGTGCTAGTTTCATGGTTTACCCTCTATGAATTTCCATGCTTGTAGATTGTGTCGGAGAGTTGGTCGCAGCTAATCAAGTTGGCTCCATCGTAAGTTAGTCCAGATGGTAGCAATGAGGGCGAAGCAAAACTTGAAAGAATTGTTGATGAAACACCATCGTGAATATAGATTGTGTCGGAGAAGAAATCACAACTAATTAAGTTAGTCCCATCGTAAGCTAGTCCAGATGGCCGCGACGAAGGCGAAGCAAAGCTGGATAAGATTGTAGACGAAACACCATCGTGGATGTAAATTGTGTCGGAATCAAAATCACAGCTAATCAAGTTGGCTCCATCGTAAGTTAGTCCATATGGCCGCAATGAAGGCGAAGCAAAGCTGGATAAAATCGTTGATGAAACACCATCGTGAATATAGATTGTGCTGCCGCTTCTGTCACAACTAATCAAGTTGGCTCCATTGTAAGCTAGTCCAAATGGTTGCGATGAAGGCGAAGCAAAACTTGAAAGAATTGTTGATGAAACACCATCGTGAATATAGATTGTGTCAGAGAAGTAATCACAACTAATTAGATTAGTCCCATCGTAAGCTAGTCCAGATGGTTGCAATGAAGACGTTGCAAAGCTGGATAAGATTGTGCTGTTAGGAGTGCCACCCCCGCCCGCTGGGATGTAACCCGACCCGATCATTGGTAAAATCAAAGTCATTGCATTGCCAGCACAGTAAGGGTCGAATACTCCGTCCCGCCGATGTCATTGACCTCAATTCGGCAAGAGAACTTATCCCCGTTTGTGGTTGTGAAGTCGTCGCCCGCAACCTTGTCAAAACCGCTTGTCGTGATTGCCCCCGCGCTGGAATTATTGATGATGAACAGGGAAAGCGTGGTGGCTGTGTTGGTCGCAACAACAGGTGGTGCCAATGTAAACGCGCCACCACCAATGATCTTTTTATATTGCGACCCTGCCGCCGTGGTGGGCGTGTAGGTTCCTGTCGTTATCGTGCCGTCGTCATCAATTGCGGCTGTGAACGCTGCCGTGAGGTTTGCCGTCGTGTCTGCCTTGAGCGTGTCCGCGTCGTATGCCTGCACGTCGGTGCCAATCGCAAGGCCGAGGTTTGTTCTTGATGTCCCCGCGTTTGCAACGTCTGACAGGTTGTTAGACGCAAGCAAACCACCTGCTGGCCCTGCTGGCCCTGCTGGCCCTGCTACACCATCACAACGGTACACCGTGACTTGGCTTTCGCCTGCTATTTGGTTAACGGTGCCAGATGCCGCGCGCTGTTTGCCCTGAACGCGGATAACATCTCCGTCAGACACAGCGAACGTAGCACTCACATGTGAAGATGACTCATTATGGCCGCTTGCAGCGCGGATGTAACCCGACTGTCCCACACCACTGACCTTAGTATTATTATTTGTGATCCAGATACCGACGTTTGATCGCGCTACTGACCCGCTTTGGGATATGTGCGCCTGTACACTTACAACCCCATCAAAGTTGACTGTGATGCTGTCACTGGCCAAAGTGTAGTCCGAGTCTGTTGCGTCGTTTGTTCCGCCGAACGGGATGTTTGCGGCAGTGCTTACATTGATGTTAGTCGATGTGTCCGTGTTGCGTACTTGGCAGAAGGAGAAAGGAGCGGCGGACCCCTCGCCCTCCTTTGCCATTGTCTGATACGTTCCGATTGTCTTTGCAACGGCCAAACGGTCTTCGTCTGTGATGACATAAATCTGCCCAACGAGAAGGCCATCAGCTGCGGCTAGTGTGTCAAGATCAGCGCGAGTCCCTCTCTTGTGTTGAACATCTGGCATTTAGAATGTACCGCAGTCTACCGCACCAACGGCCAAAGTGACGAAACCGTCACCAGCATCTTTTGACCAAGACATTGACGTGTTCATGCGAAAGATGCCGTCAGTGCCGTCAGTTCCCCAGATGAATCCTGCCGTGCCGCCGTCCACGACGGCAACAAGTTCGTCTGTTGAACCCGCAGGGATATTTAGCGCAGTTTTGAACGCATCGAACGTGATCTTTTTTTCCTTCAGACCCGTTGCACTGGCATCATGCATGATTAGCAAGTCAGCTGCACCTGCAACCGTACCAATCGCGCTTAAAGCATCAATCGCCGGAACGACTGGAACCATCGTGGTAGCGTCTGTCGGGAAGTGCGCTGTCTGACGGTCAGTCGTGACGAATATCTGACCAGGCAAGAGGGCCGATGAAGGGAGGTTTGCAAAGAGGCCGCGTTTTTGTTGAATCGAAGGCATATTATCGTTCCTTTGTTTTGTTAGTTGAAAGTGCCAAGGTCTAACGCATTTGTCACGAATAAACCTCCATCTGTTCCGGTTGTTAAGCCATTGTTAGCATCACTTGAAATGGTTGGTGCGCTCGGAGCAGCCCCAATAGTTATGCCATTTTCGACCGTCACAGTGGCACCATTTGTGAACGTACCGGACCACGGCGCAGACGCAGCCGACGCAAGGGAAGGAACGCGGACGTTTTCAGTTCCGTTAAACGAAAACAACTCTGCGGTATCACTTGTCCAATGAAGCTCCCCCTCTGTCGCAAGTGCCTTTGTCGCGGTTGCGTTTATGTTCGCCTTCAGGCCCGTTTTAGGTCTGATGATAACCGGATGGTTATTTAAGCTCTTCATGTGAGGCTACCAGTCCCGATGCACGGGCTTGCAGGGCGTAGACGAAAGTCACCATTTAGCGCGTCAACGAATAGAGGGTCGGTCGTGATAACGCCGGAACCTCCTTGGTCGTAAGCTACGTTATGAAACAGGGATGATGACACTGTGACATTGATTGTCCCTGCACCCAACTTCAAAAAGAAATCACTAATAAACCCATCATTTTCGTACAGTATGATAGTGTTTTGCAAGTTTACATTTACGGTTTCTCCAGGATCTGTACGAACTGCAAAAATACGATCAATCTCCACAGAACCAGTGACAGCCGCAGTGTTGCTGTATATCGTACAGTTTTTAAGCGTAATCGTCCCGGGGTCTCGGTCGTAAGAGAATAACGAATACGACCCGCCCGATCCATCAACGCCGCGTATGTTTATGAAAAGGCTGTTCGTGATGTTTGCTGCAACGCAATCTTGGAAAACTCCACCCGCCGGAAGTGACCCGTTGCCATACCCCGCCAGCCAAATATCCTTAAGAACCATTCTGTCAAAAGACTGAGGCTCAAACGAACCTTGAAATATAGGCCTTGAAACGCTAGACATCCTGACATTTTGTATAGTGAACCCATCAATGCGCGAAAGGGAAGCTGCGCCTATTCTCTCTATTTCAAGGCCATTAAAATCAAGAATGTTTTTTAAACTATCGGAGCTGCCCCCAACAAGTATTCTGTTACCAATACTAACGTTTGAAATTCCGGCAGTTTGGTTTATTGTACCTTCTTGAATGACAATAGTGTCAGTCGTTCCGCTGTTGCTCAGTGCATAATTGAGATTAAGCCACGGCGAACCTGCCGACCCATTATTAGCATCATCGCCCGAAGGTCCAAGGTAAAAAGTCGCCATTAAAATGAACCCCCATCAATAACAAGTGGCGCGGAATAAGCGCCCATGTCAATTTTCATGTTTTGCACAAGTGGAACGTCGTTTGCGTCTTTAGCATCGCTGTTTCCCGTAATGAGCGAAAGCACCCAAGGCGAAAAGTCGGTGAACTCTATGTCGGGGACGGCCTCCGCACTGTCCGTCTGGATGTTTACGCCAGTCAAAACAGTCTGCCAAGCGCCATCGAGATAGACCTGAGTAAGGTTGCGGCCCAGTGACGCTGCGAACACCACGCGAACCCCGCCAAGACGTTCGTTTGCATTGGACCCGATAGACACGTTGCTCAAACGCTTGTCTGTGATGTAGTCCGCGCCGTAGCCCGAAAGGTTGCTGGTCTGCTCTACGCCCATGTCGACAGGGCCGGAACGTGGTGTCATTAACGCGGAAGATTCCTGCCAGCCGTCAACAAATAGATACATGGCGTGGTGATCTGTCGCGTAAGCCATTGCCCCATTGTAAGACGTATCACCTAGAATGTTTATGCGTGTATCCATCGTGACAGATGTACCGTCTATGCCGTCTATGCCATCTATGCCGTCTGTACCATCTGTGCCGTCTGTGCCGTCTGTGCCACGCGCCCCCTGAGTACTCACAACGACTCTTGGTGCGACAGGTAACGAAACGACCGCCCTTGGTGCGGCAGGTAACGAAACGACAACCTGTTTCGGCGCGGTAGGTAACGAAACGACCTCCCTTGGCGCGGCAGTTACTCCTACTTGAGAAATTACAATAGTAACAGAGTTTGGGGAAGTTACGATTATTGTTTTATCTGACATGCACCTCAACCCTATCACTGGCTAAAGAGTCGCCATTTGAAAGCTCTACTTGCAATCTTAGATAATACTTCCCAACAGCTACCATCGAAGTACCTTCAATCGTTATGGAAGCTAATCCATTTGGTCCGTCTACGAGCGCCGTTGTGCATTTTCCACTTAGATCACCAGAGGCTTCAATTATCACCGGAGACGTGATCGGAATAGCCTCCTCAGCTTCATCCTGAAACAAGAATTGCATCGTGGCGTCTGATCCACTGGTAACAGAAATAATTGGCATTTTATCCTCGTTCTGATAAAATTTAACTTAGCATTTCTTGTTCGCACTAGCAAGCCTAAAACTTACCGAGACCTATCTGTGTTACATCCCTGACAGATAATTCTCAGATTATGTATCTCGTTGGTTCCTCCCTTAGATTTTTCCAAGATGTGATCGAGACTGGCCATTCTTTTCGCTTGGGCTTTTCTTCCCTCCGGATCTTTGTTTCTTTTTATCTTTTCTTCATGAATTGGAAAGTACATTCTAGCCCCACAACAAGGACAGAAGAATTCTTTATTAGCCCAAGCGCGAGCTTTCATGCGGCTTCCCGCTCTCATCGCTGTTTTATGATAGTTGGATTCTGTCATAGTACACTCTCATCGCAGTAAACCATGCGACCGTTTTCTCGTTCTAGTTCGTTGATCATGTCTCTGCTTCTCTGTTTACTTCGGTAATCGCTGCAACCACACATTGAGATGCACCCAGCATAGAGTATCCACCCACCAGTCCAATGACTGAGTAGGCTGCGACCATGTTTTTGTCCACATGAGCACATCCGATACCTTGAATTTCTCCACTTCTAGCATCTTTTCTAAAAAGCTGATGACTACTTCGTTCGGCTGGGTGTTATATCCAGGTCCTGATATTACGTTATCGCTCATGGTATTCCTTTCAATATTGAACCCAAGAGGGTGGGCCTTGGTCTAAAATCCGAAAATGGCTTGTCGACCTCAATGATCTACAATTCCGTCTGAAGTTGAAACATCATCAACATGTTCTACCTCTACCGACATAATGAGAACTGTCATGTCTTCGGGCATCTTTATTAGTTTCATATAATTGGGATCCTTTTATTTTGGTATTTTAATCAGTGTTTGTTTGGTCACGCTTTATAATTGTAAGGGGGCGGGGTTAGGGTGACAAGTGGTTTGTGTCGCGATAAGTGAGGATTACGGAGGATGTGGTCTAGCTCTGGGTACGCGGGTGCTTGTGCCAAAAATGCAACACCCTGCCCGTTGATGGGGGCGGGTTGCATAATTACAACAGTAAGGGCAAGGCTTGCGCCCTGCCCCTTGTGTCTTGTCCGTCGCCTTACTTGCTTGGCGCTACCAACCAGCTCTGTGCTACGTTGCTCGCCCATGTAGGCATATTGTGCGCTGCCCAGCCGCCGCGCGGTGGCGCTATGCTACTAGCTGCCGCGCCTGCTACAAGCGCGTCGCGGTAAGCTGCTAACGTAAAGCCCTTGGGGTTGGCCGTTGTAAGCGCACGTGCAACGTCTTGGGCATATGCGCGGTGAGTGCCGCCGCGCACGGGTGGCATAATGCCTGCTACAAAAAGCGGCGCTTGTGGCGCGGCGGCTTGTGCTGCCTTAGTACCCTTTGCCTGTTTAGTGGTGGCCACTGTGGCGCTGCCCGTGGCGGCTGTGGCGGATGGCGCGGTGCGCTTAGTTTTGGTTGCTTTGTTTGGTGCTTTGTTTGTGGTAGCCATTGTGTAAACCCCTTTAAGGTTTTGCGGGCCGTTTGCGCCCTAGGCCGTTTGCGTTATTGCTTGGCCTTGCATATACCTTACATATGCCGCCCGCATAAGCCAAGTAAAAACCTCATAACATTATTGCGTTGTTAGGACCAAATACGCAACAATGTTACGTGTGCTGCGATGCAGCATAGAAGGGATGCTGCGATGCAGCATTGGGAGGCATGAAGATAGCGAAGAAAATGAATAGACCAATAGAGAGACAGAGATTCTGATGGACGGACTCGGCGAAAATCTTCTTCCTCTTCATCGTCAAACAGGATAACTTCTTCACAGAGACAGAGATTCCGATTGACGGACTCGGCGAAATCCCCGCTGAGAAATCAGCGGGGACAGTTGTGTGATTTTCAGTAATCGCCGGTAAACCAGCCGGGAATTTGGCTTAGGGTGAGAATAGCAGAATCTTCTTCGTCTTGGTAGCTAACATGCCAGCTAAGAGGACCGACTGGGCTAAACGTGCAGATGCTACCTGAAGACATTGGACACATACCATAAAGTTGCGTGATAGCGCCAGAAGCTGGATTGAACTGTGGTGGACCAGCACAAAGATCTTCATTTAGCATATTGATTGCAAGCAAGGCAAAAAGCTGAGCTGAATCTTCGTTGTAGTTTATTTGACAAACATTTGACATAGTGAGGTAGCCTTTTTTATTTATGGCGTTAATGCCTACAATTAAGGTAGCATGTAACCAAGGTTAGGACTAACTCTTTTTGTCTGGGCTTACGAACGATCTACGAGATCTCAAAGATCTTATGGAAGAGGATGATGAAGATGAAGAAGTCCACGGAGAGACGCCGAATCGGATATACCGACTCGGCGAAATTTGAATTTTATCGTGCAGCTTCTCTCAGGCCCAACAAAGTAGTAAAGAGGATGACTGCTTCTTCTACGGTCTGCATGTGTTCGTTGAGTTGGATTTTCTCACCGTTTATAGACTGAACTTCTACGTATCCATTTTCTACGGTAATGACGTAGTCTGGAGCTCCGTCTCCAGCATCAGCTTTCTCTTTCAAGATAACGTCGTTCGTCTTTGAGTCGTACCATGCAAAGAAATTCATTTGGTAGCCTTTCGGTTTGGGTTACACCTTACTATGCAATAAGTGGTAAGGTGTGACCAATTCTATTTGTCGTGTCTGGGTCCATCTACGATCTACGAGATCTCAAAGATCTTATGGAAGAGGATGAAGAGGAAGACGATTGAGAATTATCGAGGAAGATGAGGACACCTTCCTGCAGACAGAGAATCGGACAGACTCACTCGGCGAAAATTTAATCTTCGTTGTCTTCATCAGGAGCAGGAGTTACGTCCGTCGCCGATCCAAATCTTGTCTCCCAGTCATCGATACTCGCTGTTTCAGCTGGAGCAACTAGAACTCCACCAGTATGGTTCACTGCGATTTCTTGTTTTTCACGGTATGCCTTGTCGTGCTTCTTCAGTTCCAGTTCGATGAGACGGATAGGGTAGATCGTCTCTTTGTTGACTAGTCCACCATTCCTGTCATAAGTCTCTTTAATTGTACCATTGAAAAGAAGGTTCTGGTGATGCCCGATCAGCTTGTCTTTGTATTCTTCTTCCTGCATGTAGAAGGCTTCGGCGAATTCTTCGTCTTCTTCCATATGTCGGCGAACTGTGAGAGTCGATACTCCGGCGGCTGCTGCACTCTCTCCCATCCGTCCCCATTTCGCATACTCTAACAAGAACACTTCTTTCGCTTTCTCGTCAAACTTGGTGCGGGACATGCGGATCGCTGTTCGCCACTCTCCCGTGACTTCATCTTGAACGTCGTACTTGACGACCTTGGATCCTCGGCTGACGAGCGAGCGTGGGCGACGTCTCATCGCAAATTGCTCGTCGTACTTCTGAGCGTAGTCTGTTTCTTCGTTGTTATCGTTGTTATCGTTGTTCATCTTAGTCCTCATCATGTATAGGCGAGCCAAGATCGTTGAGATCTCCCACTAAATAATTACCATCCAAACCCAAGAAACGCAAGCCACCCATTCATCAGACATCAACTTTCTATTTAGGGGGAGTCAGTCTATTTCTCTGATAAAGTCCCTAAGTTATTGTAATATACTCTTTAATTTATAATAATAATAATATAATATTATATACTCTACTATCCCCTACCCTCCACCGTAGCTACAGCCACTTTACCCCACAACCGGACCCAGCCACCTTTGGGCCTAAACATTAATTATCTCCCGCCGTTTTATTGTGCCTTTACAACGTAAACAGAATAATATATCCTTCACCTTATATACAAAGGAGTATCCAATGGCTTACGAATATAACAGATTTCTACCAGAACGACCCAAAGTGAACAGTGAAGGAGAGACTCTATCTTACCGCACACATATCGATGATCCACACTCAAGATACAGGTTATATGACCCAGATAACATGACCGCACAGGTGATACTCTATCATTGGTGCAGAAATGATTTCGTTAACTTCGTATCAATCGCCGAATTAAGAGACATCTTATTCACAAACTTCCCATCTGTCAGTAAAAGTAACATGGGGAGGACTATTTTGCAAACGACTATCTACAACCCAAGAAGGTTGAAAGGTGTCACTAAAGACAACGATAAAGCAACAGCTTGTTATCTGTGGAGATTCAAAGAAGAGTTGCAGTATGGTCTAGAGTGGATGTTATCTATGTGGATATGGAGACTTGAAAACCAATGGAAAGATATTCACAAGAACACAAACGAACAACATGCTGAAATGACGCTTGATATTTTTGATGATTTAGCTGCGCTCAGTGTGCGAGATATGGAGAGTTTGTACGCCGGAGAGGTTATGAACGAACACGCATTTGAGAAAGTGGAGAATATTGACTGGATGGCTCTTTGGGTTAAATACAAAATGACTAAAGAAGGCAGATTAGACCACTCGGTTCCGAAAACACGAAGAGATATTCGATCGTTTAGTTGCTCCTCGAAACAGGTCTTAAAGGGTTAGATCTTTCCTCGACAATGGAAACTCCATACTCTGCTATCTTAGCGTCATAGGCGCTAGGGTAGTATCCCAACATAATCACCTTGAGGAAAGAGAGTCCATTACTCTACTCTCTTCCCCCATGAAATCTAGCTTCAAAGGTACGCCGTCTAGTTTGACATTGTACCGATCACCTTGATGATGTGATCCGTAAAGTTCCAAGATGCGATTCACACTCGAATCATCACATCTCTCTCTTAGAAGCATCATGATTTCTGAACAATAAATTACGCATCCAGCACCGCCTTCAACTTCACACGCAACATTTGATCTTTATGAAGGTTCTCCGCTTGGGTCATATACAACGGAGCCGGTTTGAAATCACCAGTTTTAGCTAATCGTCGTTCAGCTAGAAAAGCAGCCTGTTGTAGAATACGAGCCAGAGCAAGCGTTTTAGCCTGTGCATTGAGCAACGAAGCTTGCTTACGTGGAGGTAACACAATTTTGGCCATCTTAGGACCTTTCTGGTTAGGGTAGGGCGCAGTAAGCAGCGCGTCCTAAGAGCTGTCCCCGTTTAACTGGGCATTTATTTTGCGCACCATGCCAGTGCAAAGCATACGCAGATCCTCGAGCTCGCGCCGCAGCTTTTCACTTTTAACATCTAACTCATGAATGTGAATGATCGCTGCGTTGAAAAATGTCTTCAGGTTCTAATATCCCAGAGGAAACGAATTTATCGTCTCTTATTTAGGCCAAGGCCGCGCAGATTATATTTTTCTCCATCAACTTTTCCTTTCGATAAACGCTAGTACGTTACCACGACGAACTTTGCCGAGATATTGAAACTTCTTGCGAGAAGGCCAGTAATCTAGCTTTTTACCAGCGACGATACGAGACCAATGAAACTCTGTGTGTTTCTCCCAGCCTCCGTCATCATTCTCGATTGCATCGTTCAAGAACTTTGTACAATCAGCCTTGAACTTGCCTTTTGAGTATTCTTTGATCTCCATCACTTTTCCTTTTCAAGTTTGATCAATGTCAAGAGTTTCTCGTCAGATAGGTAAATCACATCTGAACCTAAAACAATACGATGTGCATCTATCGGCGCTGAATCTAACATAAGACTTTCACTACGACCGTAAACTGTTTTGCGTCGTAGAAACCAGCGTTAATCACGGTCCAAAATCCAACTGGAGTTTGTTTGCGATACTCACGGCAAATACCGCGAGCAACAACACTATGAATCAACTTTTCATGGAAGAGCACAGGATGCTTTCCACCCATTTCATCTTCAAGCATTACATATTTCATGATCACTCCACTTCATGAGGCATCCTATCTTCACCAGTTGAAACAATGTTCGTCCAAGAAGCGTAAGCCTGAACGTCACCCAGCAGGATTTTCGCACTACTCCATTCACCATCACCATCTGACCCGAGGAACAAACCTGTTCCAACAAAAGCCATTCCGTTCAGCTTCCAGACAGGTCGTCCAGGTTTGAGAGCACCTTCTTCATCTACCAGCATGTTGTCACCGTTGGGCAGAATGAAACCGACCTGCACGATGCTAACCTCGTGGGCCAGCCATGTCATCGCATCGTAAACTGTTTGTATGTTACCTTTCTTAATGATAACATCTGTAACGGTCCGCATGTACGGATTAATTAATATACCTCGCATGGGTGTCCTCCATCTTTTGCACGTTGATCCCAAAGAAGAGCATCTCTGGTATGGCGATCTGCATCAGCAGTATCCCCGTCTTGCCTAGCGAGACCTGCCATCTCCCAATGCTGGTTGGCTTTGTTTTGACATTTTTCAGCTTAGTACATGATTTGACGCCCTTGGGCTTGTGGATGATCAAACATTGTCATTGTGATTTCTACAATTTTATATTTTCGCACATATAATCCCATGCGGCTGTCGCGGCCCGAGAAGCTGTAGCTACTGCTTGATCCGGAGTTACATCAGTGAGGAACAAACAGAAGTCACCGGAAGGAGAGTGCCATTGAGCAGCTTGACAATGAATAACATTACCCACTCTCCAAACCACGAACCAGTTAGTCCCATCTATAAACATATCGGATGTGTAAAATGCTTGTCCATCAATAGCCCAAACAACGCGGTTGTTTTCAGCATCATACGCACCCAACAAATGAGAAGTTTCTTTGTATGAAGTCGGTAGCCTGTTAATATTCATGTCGGTAACCTTTTTGTTAACTATACTCAGAGTATAGTGTAGCTGGTAGGGTGAGACAAACTCTATTTATCCCTTCTTGGGTTGCGAAATCTATCCATGATTTCTTTTTCGTTTTGATTTTTCAATCGTTTAATTTCCAATTGAATATCTAGTTGATCATCAATCAGTTGGTGGATTTCAGTGCGAAGCTCTTCTTGTTTCTTGATATCTTCAGATTCAACCGCTACCTCGAACCCAATGATGGCTAGTTTCGCACGATTTGATATCAATTCAATTAACTTCATTTTCTCGTAGAGAGCTTCTAAATGCGGCACCATGTTATTTCCTTATGGTAGCTATTGTTAAAATTGGCAGGGGGGACGCAAAAACGCCCCGCCAGACTGTCACCTTGCCGCTGCCGTAGGCTACCACACCCGCCAGCAGCAAGGGACGTCCCAGACCGCTAGTATGCGGTCTGTACTAGCCGTTTCCTGTACCCCGTAGGGCATGGTCGCGGCTGTTCTTTAGGCGATAACGTAAAACAATCTACTGTTTTCCAGATCACTGTTTCACCGTTTCGCAAATACTTCCTCTGTACTTCTCCAGAGGTGAGCAGTCTAACAGTTTTGGTGCGGTTAAAAATCAAATCATCGCCACCAAATCAAGGCAAGAGCGAACAGTGCTCGTACCGCACTCACTGCACCAGTTAGCGCGAGCATCTGGCTCACACTCTTGGGTTCCTTTACAAGATACGCAAATCCCAGGAACAACACTGTCGTGAATGTTTTCTTCTATCATCTCAAGTGGATCGTCGTGCCCTTCAGATGAAGCTAGCTCTTGCAACAGATTGTAATCTGTCTCTGGTATTCCAAATTCGTTTGACATTGTAGTCTCCTTGTTTAACCTGTAACCACTATGCTTTAAAGACACAGCTATGACCAACTTTATTTGTCGGGTTCAGGATTATGTGACCAATGAAGAAGACCTTGGCGCTGACGTAATCTTTTAGTCATATCACCGTTGCCGTTTTTCAGCACCTGAGCGCCGTGACGAGCTCCGAACGAAGACCATCGTCCTATTTGCCAGTGATCGTAAGATTCAACTCTTCTACCTTTAGAATACCTCATGTACCATTGAAACCAACCAAGAGGATCACGTTCATCAATCCAACCACGTGATTGCCATTCAGCACGGGAAGATCCTACTTTAGGAGCGTAAAAATTCTCAGGGGCAGCAACGACACCTATCGTGTCTTCTGGGCTTTCGTTAAAATATCCGCCATCGAAGACGCCTATTTCTAACATTTGCCGAGGTGTGAAAAATGGAGTAAAGGGAGCAGTCATAATGGTAGCCTTTTTTGTTTAACTAAGATTAGCATACAACTTAGACACAGTTACGACTAACTTTATTTATCCTGTAGCTTCCCAGTCTTCGTACTCAAACATCTCTTCGATGTGATTTTCTAAAATGATAATTGTTTCGAGACGATTGTATTTACCCAAGTCAGGGCGGAAAAGAACTCCTACTCTAAACTTAAGAGTTCCTTCCATGAGCTCTTGCTGGCCTTTCCATCCAGGAAGTTGATCACCCAAGGGAGGTCCATTGTAATGACCCACACAAGTAAACGGTTTCCTGAACTCTGTGGGATATTGAACCCAGAACCCTACACGTAGTCCAGCTGATATATGCACATTGTTCACCATGATTTACAGCTATCACCTAAGACAGTAGGGTGACAACTTCATTTTCTATAGATTTTGCTCTGAAGCCCATTCGTAGGCGCTGTTCATCACGTCTTGACCATTCTCAAAGAAAGTGGCAAATTCTGTTTCTGAAAGTGTGAGAGTGTAAGGAACATCAATAAGACGCACTTCGTGAATTTCAAACACCGCTGGATGTCCAGGTTCACCTGGATCGTTCAACGAAGGCATTATGTCAGGTGATGACCGTTCAGTCATCACCAAGTCTACTTCACAGATAACTGATTTGATCTGCTCTGTAATCCAGAACTCTTTTAACTCAAACGTGATATTCAACGGTAATTCTCCTTCAAATAAGTAGTAATATCTTCAGCGGCTTGGTGCAGTTCTTTGGTTTTGTATTTCTTACCAGTGATTTCTCCAGCAGCATCAGCGAGAGCTCGCTTGGTCGTACCTCTAATAGTCATACCTGCGCTCGCGATCCTGCATTGTCCTCTCAGTTGAGCGATTTCGAAATGCTTGAATTCTTCGGGGCTTTCCAGCTGAATTACTCTGCTTTCTGGGTAATCTTCTTGCAGCATTTCATACGCACTATCACGGCTTTCTGCTGTAACGGTTGCACCGAATTCGCTTCCGCATTCGTCGGTAAGCACTGCGTGAAATTTAGTCATGGTAGCCTCCTAATTTACTGTGCCCCTAGTGTAACCCAAGGACACAGCAAATGACAAGTATTACTCCTGCGTAAAGCGGGCTATCTCGAAGAACTCACTACATGGGCGGGTCCATATTGTAGTAGACATAGGTCCTTCGTTTTTGTAAACAACGACAGGGATCATAGAGTGTTCTTCAATAGCGAACGCTAAGATCTCGTATCGTTCTTTGGTTTTCACGTGCCACCAGTAGCCGAACTTCGGCAAGTATTGTGAACTTGGATCACGAATTGTCATTTCTTAACCTCTTTGCTCTTTCTGTTATGAAGTCACAGTGTGGTTTCTCTTCATCGCATCCACAACTCGTGGATCTACATTCCATGAAACCTTGTCTGCATCCTGGATAATCAGCGTTCTGTTGATCTATTTTGGCTTGTTTGATAAAAGGATCATCACGTTTACTAGCAGCCCAAAAGGCGGGATCCAGTTTAATAGGCAGGAAAACCAGAATACCGACGATCACCAACGGACCGTAAAATACGAACCATTCCATCAAAACAATATTTCTACATCAGGAAGCTGTAAGAAAATACTTTTATCAATATCCTCTGTATCAGCTTCTTTCAGTACTTTCGTAAGCCTCTCGATCATAGACTCAGTTAATTTCACGTCTACAAACTTCTCTTGGGCATCCTCTTCAACACGACTTTCGTAAAACGATTTTATTCTTTTTGGTAGATGAGCACCAGAATGGAATCTGTAAGAGACACGAGCCACATAAGTTGAACCTTGACTACCGTAGTCAACATCCCAAGGAAGATCAGCTTCATAGATGGATTCATCTTCAGAATCCATGATAATATCTAGTTTATCAGGGTCGGTAATAGACTGCAGAGCTTTCATGATATAGATTTGGTCTGAGTAAGAGAACTTAGAAGTCCTATCCTCTGTAAGTGTCACACCTCCAGTTAAATTGTATGTAAACATCGTCGGTTTACAATCAGTGACCCGAAGCCCACGGAAGAAAATGTGATTTGCGGGTTGATTGAAGATTTGAACGTACCCATCTTCGTAGATCAAGTCCATGTCAGTAGGCATAAATATGACCTGCTCGTTGTAAGCTGTCTCCATTTCTTCGCACTCGATGATGATCTTAGTAGTATTCTCTGATCCTATTAGAACCCTATCTTCTAATTGACTTGACCAGCCACCTTCATCACGTGTGTTGCTTTCCAACTCGCGGACAGCCATCCATGGCTCCCAATGCTTGCCGAGCTCTGTCGTGAAAGCCAGCTTCTCATACGACCAGCGTTTTAGCGGTGAGTTCCGATTTCGCATACGGATCATCCCGAATTCTTTGCCGCGGAAGTCTTCCGCTTTGACATAGAATTCATATTCAACCTTACCCAAAAAGAGGCGAAAAGTGCCGCCCAAGCGAAGTGTCACTGCGATCGCATATTTGAGACCTGTACCAAAGAAACCAATCGGGTTCTCGCCGAGTTTTACATTGATACCAAAAGTGGTCGCCGCTTCTAACGGCATAAGTCCTTCGTTTTGAAAAACAATCATGAAATAGGCTCCGCTGTGAAAAACCGATCACCTTTGTTAGAAGGTCGAACAGAAAATGCGCTAAAACCCATTTCTTTACCAAGCTCTTGCCACGCATAGTTCGCCATCTCTTGTTGGCTAGGTGGTGAGCCACATTGCAGCATGATCATCGGTGCAGGTTTAATGTGATCAAGCAGTCTGTCTAGCTGCTCTTGAGTCATTTCGAACTCTTTCATTTATTTTCCTTTATTTACAATTATCACTATCGCAACTACGATAGCAGCGGGCCAGAAAAACAACAAGCAGAAGCCAAACAAGATCCAAAGCATAACTGTCGGGTCTTTAGCTTTCTTTTTGTTAGGATTTACTCTGACTCTGTTGTGAAGCTGTTCTCGTTGCTTAGGGGTCATATCAGAATTCCCTCATAGCTGTGTTCTATGAAACCCTCAGCGAACAATGTAGAGTTAACTTCACCTGAAGTCTTAATTTCGTCGAACCATACGTTAAAGTTCATTATGCTGAAATGCTTAATGGGTATGATAGGTGTGAACTCTCGAGCACAAACTCTCATAACAAGATCTCCGCCGTTAGTCTTAAACACATCACCATAAAGCCATTCGTCATGACATATAAGGTGGACATGTGCTCCGGTTTTCAGACAAATCATTTTGGTAGCCTCCTTAGCTGTAATTAGTATGCACCATGGAGGCTACCTATGACAAATTCTACTTATCCGTTCTTACGTGTAAATTTCACGGTCTCGAGCTGACGATGAATTTTGACGTTGCGGCGAGCCATGTGACGGAAGACTTGACGAGTAGGCTCAATCTCTGGATATTCGATCTTGGCGTTCGCCTTGCGTTTTGCAGTCAAACGGTCGATTGCTCGGTACAGTCCGTTTCGTTCCGGCTCTGGAGATTTGTTCGAAATGTTCCAGTTGTTGTTGATCAAAAGCTGAGCCTTGTTCATTTTATAACTATCAGACTCGTGACGAGTTCCTTTCCTACGAAAACGACGCGCTATTTTCTTTGCGATGCGTGACATTATGTAATCCTCTTAGTTGTTGAAGTGAGATTGGTCGTTTAGTGATCCACTGGACCCATAGGGTCTTGGGCGGCGGTGAAGTTGATATTCCAGCTTTCCATTTCGTAAGGCTTTTGCCCCTCAACGGTCAGCAATTCATGCATGAGTTCCGCGCAGATAAATGACATTGCTGCGGATTGATCTTTGAACGGTGGTGGCATGGTCGAGTTCTGCCCCTTGCCCTTACGCTCATCAATCACATCCCATTGTCCCGGTCCACCACGCAGGCGAAACAAGCGTCCAACCTCATGGCTTGTAATATCCCAATGCCCGTAGTTTCTGTGGACAACGCTAAAGCTGGTTGGCATAATCTGGTCCTTTAAATGTTTGAAGGTGCAGCGGCTTCGATAACGTCACTTGCTGCGCCTATTGTTTCTGAGAATATGCGTTCAAATGCTTGATCCCATCCGTGTCTCATAGCCTCGTACCGATCAGTGATGTTCCGATCCTCAAGGCCGCAGCCCATACCCTGATCGTGGTATTCAGGCTCGTGCTCTAAGGCGGATTTTACTTCACTTAGTGCCGCTTCAAGTTCTTCTATTCTTTCTGCAGCTTGCACGCCTGCCTGATCGAACCAGTGCTTTACCCACGATGAATCACGCAATCGCTCTGTTAGTTTTCGTTGGTCCATCTTTATGTTCCTTAAATGGTTTCTTTTCTGTTGAGTTGCAGCGCCAGCAAAAACATGGCGCGGCGTATATCTTTCGGCATAGTCCTAATCGGCCCCAATGCGAGGCCCAGACGGGCCTCAAGTATGCTGCGGGCCGTGATGCACGTTAGGTCATCCATCGGTTTCGTTGCGCGTTGGTCGCACACTATTCAGCTACATCATCGCCTCTTGCAGCTTGGTTTTCACAAGCGCGGCTTCGCGACCCTCTGGCATCTGGTCTAGTGTTTCCATCGCGTCTGCAATGCTTTCGGCGGTGGCGTCCGCTGCGGTAAATTCTTTCATATCATCATTCCTTTTCTGTCAGGGTTTGTGCGCCGTCAGTGGCGGGATTCCGTTGTAGGTGGGCAGAGGGGTCATGTTTACACTCCAGATCTCAGATCATTTCTTCGTGATTCTTTTCGCCGTAGTTGACTGTTGACGTGAGATTGGTCGTTGAATATTGACTTTATCACCTGCGGCTTGACCTTGACCATAGGCATCCATGTTCGCTTTCATGCTACGAGAGCTACTTTTGCGAAGTTTAATGTCTGGCAGCATGGATTCCATTCCTTGATCTACAAGTGCCATTTTGATTTCCACGAGATCATTACCGGTGCTGTCTGTTTGCACTGTTCTGCTCTCAATAATTTCGTTGATCTTATAGTTAACCCGCTCAGAAAAGCCGATCATGAAGGACCAGTATTGCGTGTGACGGCTCGCGCTACTCTTTGGGTTTGTAGCGAGGAACTCTTTCCAGCCTCGATCCATGCTGTCGTGGATAAGCCCAAGAAGAAACTCAGCCATCTCGACATCATTTATCAAACCAAACATTTTGAGATGTTTCTTGGAGTTTGTGGAAGATGTCCAAGGTTTCACATTGCAAAAACGACCGATGGTCGTAGCGCAGTATTTCTGAGAAGGGTGAATTATTTTCTGCTTCTGGGTAAAAGACCCTTCACGCATATCACGTGAGAATTCTACAGACTTGAGATCAGCTTCGGTGATACCATGCTTCTCCATCAGCTTTTCGGCAATGGTCAGCGCAGCTATGGCTTCGTCTTCAGTCGCGCCACGCTCAGGGATTTTGGCCTTGAGCGCGGCAATTTTTGCGATCATGTCTTGATTTTTCACGGTAGCCTACTCTTCCTCGGTTGGAGTTATCATACCCTCTAAGTAGTGGTTAGGAGCAATAGTGTATCCAAGTTGGATAAAAGAATCTGCGGCCCACGCTCGCAAAAGGTTTAGAAAGTGCATTGAGTAATCCTTTGTTTATACTACTTAATATAACCTTAGGACTACCCAATGACCAGTTCTATTTATCCTGTCGGAAACAGATACTTACTAACAGAGTATGGAGTCAACGCGATCCGCACTTTGTTTGTTCTGTCTGGGCTCTCTGCGTAAGCCACGAATCCACCTGTTGAGATGTTATCAAACGGCCATTCCATATTTATACGGCTCAAAATGAAGCTTTCAGAACATCGTCCTGGATTAATGATTTTAAGAATTTTCACAACTTGCTGTAGTTCATGTTCGTAAATTTCTGGTAGCATGGTAGCCTCCTAATTGCTATAATTTATAGTAACTCGGGGATTGGCAAATGACAAGGTTAGTTATTCACAAAAGTCGGGGCCGACCCAACTACCTATGGATCGACCCCTGTTGCTTTGATTAAAAATCAAGTGCTCAATAAAGAGCAGCACCTATGACTCTCTGACCACTGAGGTTCCGTCAATCTTACCAAATGCGCTCTACCACTGAGCTACCCGCCAGCAGTCCAACTAAAGGGTGTTGGATGGCGGGGCTGGATTCGAACCAGCGACTTCATTGTTTAAGAAACCTCTTGTCTCCAGTCACTTTGTTTCTCACATTGAGGGGCATAAGTCTCTCAAATATGAGTCACGGGAATTTGTTTACTCCTTAGAGTTTTTCCACCCGCATAGTTCAGTCTCAGTCTCAGTCTATCCCCTATGGGATCTATGGTGCATCAGGTCGAGCCGACTTGTCCCGATTCTTAGAGACAGTTACTTCCCCTCACGAGTGAGCTGATAGCCCGATGCAATAAGTTAGCCTTGGATATATCCGAAGATTTCCTTAGCAATGCTTAGATCTTTGACGTCAACAGTGTTCGCTCGTTGGCGAGCCTTCTTGACAGCCGAGATCATTTTGTCACACCGAAGAATCATCGCCGATTTCTCGTGCGGTGTGATCATGCTTGAAGTGTGAGTTGTTTCAATACGAGCTACGGAAACGTCTTCGTTCCATTTCTCCACTTGGGCTGGATGCTCTTTCGTTGGCTCTACCAGGATTCGTGATTTAAGAGACTTTTCAGTCTTCATAGACACAGTAGCTTCTGAACGATAAGTACCTTCACCAAGATTGGCGTCCGGTGTCCATTTGATAGACATTTCCAGAGTTGGAATGTTAAGGATCATTTCCCGAACAGCTTTGAGGCGGCTTTCCATGCCCAAAAGAAAGGTCGCTGGGACATCTTTGAGGATGGTGGTCCCATCTACAATGAGGTCTGCTCGAGCACGTCCATTGGCCTCTTCAAGCTGCAACAGAGCATCATAATGGCGACCTATGCTTTTGAAAGCGTGATCAAGCTTGTCGGCGACAGTAGTCACCATTTGCTTGTTTTCCACAGTGTTTTCACCTTCGCGGCTACTTTCAAAGAAATTCACTGTTTTGGACTGACCGCGAAAATGGTCAGGTTTTTTCGCAAACACAGTACTAGTCTCGGTAGTCACCGCTTGCGCTGCGTTGGTGGTGTCAGCCATTACCGCTAACAACTCATGAAGTTTCGCCATTATTACTATCTCCGTTATGTTTAATTCTTATAAGGTATATTAACCTTACAAATTACCAATGACAAATTATTTTTGTCTTCCAAAATTCATTATTCTTATAGTAGTTCCTTGAGATCCACCGAGACCATTATCTACGTCTGGACAATCGTAAGCCCAAGCGTGGAACTGTGGAACCTTGATCCACTCGTAGTTGTACCAAAACTCTGTCGCACGTTCTCTTTGGAACGCCGCCCATGACTCTCGAGCAGCCATAGGTGGTTTCCCACCCATACCTTTGAGAAGTTTCTGTTTGAGTTCTTCGTGGTTCATGCGTCTACCGTAGCCTTTCTCATGACTTCAACACCTTCAGATAAAGCTTTTTTCGCCCATCTTTTTGCAAAGTATTTGTTATCTTCTGGTGGTCTAGGGCAGATTTCTACAATCCGATTATCTGATACTGAAACCACTAAACCTTGGAACGTACGAGTTTCTAAGGTATCTGAATATGTGCAATCTACTTTAATCCAATCTCCTATTACTGGACAACTCTTATAGATCCAAAGTCCCCAACTCATTTGAACATATCCAATTGCTCTGCATCCATATCAAGAGGGTCTCGGATCCCAAGGAACTGAGGAAAACGCGGCTTATCTTTCACACCAATCTTAAAGTATTTTATCTTTGCAATTTTACCGATCAGCTCATCCCGTTGATTCCAGTAACCTTGTCTGCTGTTTTGGGTAAGTCCTTCCCCACCGCCGACGTGACCATCAAAGTCACGCCCATCCCACAACTTTCCTGATATCTCGAAGCCGCCGAGAGTTCCTTTGCCGAGCAAGTTTTCTTTGTGTCCAGAGCGCTGAGTGTTCCCAAGAGCATTTTTCTTAGCTTCGTTGGTATTCTCATTCTCTTCATAAAAGCCTGTAATAAGAACTTCTGTATCTATCCAGCCTCCTTCTTTCATTTTGATGCACTCACATTGCACTGGAGAACCTCGGCCAAATTTATAGTAGGAGTCAGGTCGACGCAGAATAATCCCCTCATGCCCAAGAAGGGTCTGCTCTTCGTAGAATTCCCACACCTGCTCCATGGTATGAAACAGAGTTGTCTCAGCAGGTAAAACTTTGACTTGTCCAACCCATAAATAGTCACAGATTTCTTCAACAACTTTCATTCTTTCTTCAAAAGTTCCTGGTTCATCCCATTTATCAAACACATAGAACCGCATGTCTTCATGAGGTTTGTTAAACGACATGACAGCAGAGTCTGTACGAGAATAGCATCCTGAAGCATATGGATCACCACAGATGATCTCACCATCTAAGCCTCGTAGTATATCTTTGTTATAAGCAAAGAAAGATTGAAGCTGCTCTGATCTGGCAGCTTTTAACGATCGAGTAGAAGCAACGCCAGAGTGGTTCTCAAAAATACGAATTCCATCGTATTTGATTTGTCCATAAAGAGGAAGCTGTTTTGCAACTTTCTCTTCAAAGAATTTTCCTGCTAATAGTGGTTTCATGGTAGCCTCCAATAATTGAACTTTATTGTAGCACAGTAGCCGCCAAACTGACCAAACCTTTGTATCCCTGCCCTATACGGTGGGGCAGGGACGGCCTTGAATGCTGTAGGGGTAGGGCAGGGTAAGCAACGGCATCTAGCGCGTCCCTAGAGCTCGTGGTAAGCTATAAATTCCCAAGAACCGCTGAAATATTCTTTATCATTAGGGGCAGTTTCTTCAACAGCTTCTCCGATCTCAGAGAACGGATCTAGTCCGGTCTTGTATCCATTCGCTATCATTTGTATCTGCCCAAAGCAGATGTCTTCTTGCTCTGGGCAAATATGAGGTTCGTGTCCTCCATCTATTGTGTGATGTTTGAATACGAAATCGAATATTACAGTGTCGGCGATTTTTAGTTTCTCAGAGTCTCTTAAATAAGGACAATCAAAACATGGTGATGTACAAGTCATTAGAATGGAACCTCCATCTCTCCTGGATCAAGTTCAACGGGAGAAGGCCAATCACGAGCACCATAAACTTTGTCCCATGATATTCTACACTGATCTAAGCTCCCAAGGTCGTAATGGTATAATCTTTTCTTAGTTCTCTGGGTTCCTCCTGTTCCTTGATCGTACTCCTCTACAGTAACTCGCTTTTGCATTTTGTTTATGTGGGGAATAACACTTTTTAAGAAACGACCTAAGAGAGTGGCGTTGCCTCTTCTCGCAAATTTCCATTTGTCAGCGTAATTAGTGTAGTCTTTTTCAAGCAACTCTGTTTGAACATCACGCATCCAGCTGTCGTGACCTTCTAGTACGTAACCGTCCCAGAGTTTGTGATACCACCATTCTTCTTCAACACCCATAGACATTAGTTTCTGTTCGTTTAGCGCCTCAGTTTGAGGTACGTTACGAACTTCGAAATCAGTCATATCTACATTTTGTAGATGGTACAGTAAAGCTTCATATCCACCATTATCCATTTGGTGAGTTAGTGACTTAAAGAAACCTGAGTCTTGTTTACGACCGTCCCCCATATCTAGTACGAAGTAACGGCGCTCGTCCCCTGTGGCCCTGATAACGTGAGGGTCATTCGAAGCCATGATGAGGTGAACGTAGTTGGGATAGGGTTCGGTATCAATTCCTTTGGCTTCAATTGGAATACTGTCCTCAGTGATAAGCATCTTGAGAACACTTTCATGTCTCTTATCACCAGCGAAAAAAGCTTCATCCGCAAACAGAGATATAACGTCTCGTAAATGAGCGTTGAAGTTTCCGACAAGGTGTGAAGGATTAGCAACGTGAAGATGGTGTCTTCCAAAGAGCCTGCCGAATGTTCTTGCGAAATAGCCTTTACCAGTACCTTTTCCTCCTCTAAGGACAATCGCAACTTCTCCCGGACTTGCAGGTGTCTGAACAACTCTTGCCATCCACTTAATGAGGTAATCATAATGTCCTTTGTCTCCACTGCATACGTTTTCTTTTAGATGCTCTAGATAAATAGAACAATCGCCGGGAATTGGCTCTACATTAAATCCTCGCCATAAATTATAAACTCCTGGTTGATCACCCTGAGGCATGAACTTCATAGTGTCGTATTGTCTACGCATTCGGTGATTAATCCAATACTTACCCAAGGGGATATGAACAGGATCACCCTTGTCAGTAGAACCGATTTGAATTTGAATGTTACCATATCTGTTACGAACATCTTCGAAACTTGACATTGTGATACGACTGCGGTGCAGAACATCATCCTCGATCTCCTCGATGACGCGGCACTTTCCTCCAATGTTACCGATAATTGCATGTCGGTCGTTCATCTTTGTTAGATGGGGATCTTCACTGTACTCTTTTGCCCGCTTGATCTGGCGAATTGCATACTTTTCAGCACCTCCTTTGAGCTCAACAATACTGCTCGCAATCCCCCACTCAGGGTCGGTCAAAATTGCAAATATAACACCGTCTGGAACGTTACATCTGGCCAGCGAACACACGCAATCAAACAGCCAAGCAGACCGAGAATTATCACCCTCTTTTGGTTGATCTGGATGCTGTCCTTGTGCGATAATAACCTTAACTCTATCGGGAACTTCCCACACGTCTAATTCACTTAGGTCAGCAATTTTTTCAACATTCCCAGGAATATCAACTTTGATACCGTACTCACCACCATCATGGCGTCCAGGACCTGAAGTTTGAACTGCCTGCGCTTTCTTGAAATTTTCTATTGAATAAGAGTTTTTCTTGTCAAACTCTAACAGCTTTGCGAGTTGCTCTGTGCGGCCTTTTTTGCGTTTCTTTGCATCAGGAACGTTAACTGTCCCAGGAAGTCGCATTATCCTGTCTACGTTGTGGCAGTGGTCGCCTCCGAACACTTGTTCTAGACGTTTGTTGTATAGTTCAAATTCACTCCACGCTGTTTCAGTTCCATCTATTCGGAAAGGTTTATCTAATTTCCAGAAAGCCTGATATCCACCACCGGAGAATATGATCACCGTTGGTTTTTCTATGCCTTTTGGTAAACGATCAGTCAATACGCTCAGGATACGCTCTCGTTCCATTTTAATGAAACCATCCATATCTTTTTCGTCTGCTGAAGCTTCCGCTGGGTCTATATCGACATGCAACCAATGAGCTTCAAACATGTCTTCTTTGTTTGGTTTTTTGACTCCACTTGACTTTAGAAAAGCAATGTTAGGCTGGTTGACCGTGAAATATATATTGCGATCACCGTTGTATTTTTCAAGCCAAAACATACACTCTTCAATTGATTTCGGACCGAACGGTTTTGTGTCAATAGCTTTACGATCTGTTTGAATTGAGGTGAGAAGCCAAGGTCCCTTTGGGTAGAACTTTTGTAGGAAATCTATAGCGCGTTGTGACTCACCTTTCATTCCAGAAAACCTCCAGTTTAATGGAAGGCGCTTTGCCGTTTTCCATAAGGTTGTACCAATATCGAGTAATTCCCATAGAGTCAGCGCAATACTGTTGGGTACACCCAGAGCGACGTCTCATTATGAGACACTCCTCAGCTTTGGTTAGTGGATCAACAGAAGCTACGATAGCTAGACTATCAACCCCTTGTGTTTCCATCTCGCTATATTTGCGTCGCTTGACGCCAGAAATAGCTGCCATTTGTTTCTGACTGAAACCCATACGACGTCGATAAATTAAGCTGCGTTCTCCTTGAGAAAGCTCAAGAGGCTTTCTGTCTGTAGTCCGTTCGGGTAATAGAGCAGGGCTTTTGATATCATTTCCGGTCTCGTCATGTTGTCCCATAGTTTCTCTTCCTTGATCTGCTTTCCTGACCAAAAGAACCAAGACTTCTGAACTTGCGCACACACTAGCGCCAATCCTCCTCGATGTTCTCTTCGCCAAAGCCAGACTTGCTGCTCTTTGGATAAAGGGTGACCGAATTTCACTGGTTTTGTATCTGCCGTCTTAGGCCAATATCTTAACCACTTACATTCGATCACCCCGCCGATAAAAAATACGTCCGGAATTCCTAGTCCTGTAGAAGGACTCTCGATTGACACCGCGTCAAGCGTTTTAAGCCTTTTAACTAAGTTTGAACGTGAGGTAGCTTCCGACATATCGTGAACCTTTATACTAGCTGTTGAGGTGGCAATTGACAACCTCTAGTTATCGGGGAATTACCACTAGTTCTACGCCAGATTCACTAAACATAGACTTAGAGATTTCAATCTGTTCTGCCCATCTTTCGGCGTAATCACTACTTAAATCTTGGGACACAACTCTCTTAATACCATGTTGAATAATCAGCCCACAGCAGGAACAGCAAGGAAATTCGGTGGTGTAGAGAGTGGCCCATTCAAACCCAAGAAGTGGTCGTTCTCGATGCATCAATCTTGCCCCTTCGACGAGAGCGTTTGCTTCTGCATGTATTACTCTTGGGTATTTTTGAGTACGATCGTTCAGTCTTTCATCACTTTCTAGTACTCCACTAGGAAATTGGTTGAAGCCTACGGAGAACACAGCGCCCCCAAGAACAACCACTGAACCTACTTTCGTGGAAGGATCAGGACTGAATTTGCTTGCATGAACTGCGTGTTTCATAAACATTTTATCATCATTCATCGTTCAGTTACTCCATCGCGCATCATGTAAGATTTGTAAACACATCGAACTTGATGTTTGCAGTCATCCAAAGCATAATGGTAGATTCCTTTGCGAGGAATGGTCTTTGTGTTAAGACCAGCCATGTCGTAGACAGTTCGAGTGTCTCGGGTATTGTAGAACTGCCAAGGTGGTCTAACGCCGACTAACTTACAAGTTGCTTCCCATAAGACACTATCAAAGTTAGATCCTTGAGACCAAGCGAATTTTAACTTATTTTCTTTCCAAAAATTGTTGAATCCATTGACAACAGTTTTTAGATCCATCTGGTTTGGTTCCAAAATTTCTTTAGCAGAATCGCCTTGCGAATCCCACCATTTGATAGTGGATGGATCTTTGAAAGCTCCACATGCAATTTGATCTTCTTCCGTAATATTCTTGTAGAACTCTGCGCCCAAACGAGGAGTTCTAGGATCAAAAGCAACAGCGCCGATTGAGCGAATGACACAACCCGCTGAGGTACCAAATGTTTCTAAGTCTATCATACAGTGTTTCAAGTTATGTTCCTTCGATATGTTGGTGGGAACCATCAGAGGCGATACCCCATTCTCGTTTGCGATTTATTACGAGTTTAGCTTCAACCTCTTTCATTAGGTCAAATCCGTTTTTCTCGCAAATCTGAATTAGGAAAAAAGCTACATCAGCACATTCCTCGCCGATAGACTTTTTTCCCATTCCGTTGGAAATAGTTGAAACAAGTTCAGCCATCTCTTTGTTACCACGGATTGCGATTTTCAATTCAGGATTTACTCCGAATTGTCCTTCGGCCCAACCGAGGACCTGTTTCTGAAGTTGAGAATTCATGTTAAACCTTTTTCTGTCGCTATGTGTTCTATGCTTACCACACATTTCAGCTTTGAGAGTTCCTTTGAAATTACATCCCTTTACACTACATACATCAGACACTCTTAATTTCTCCCCACGAAGGCCCAACTTCACAGTCTACTTTGAACGGCACAAGTGGACGACAACGCTTTAGAACGCAGTCTCTCATTATGTCTCCGACAGCAACAGCTTCTGCAACTGATCCGTAACTACCATCAGTCTCATCGTGGACCTGTAGTTGTAGATAGGCGTCAGTTTTATCAATCTCTACCAAGGCAAGTTTAGTTTGATCGGCAGAAGAACCTTGGATAACTCTGTTCAGGGCTTTGTGGGTGTAATCGTAAGAACCATCATCTCGTTGTTCAAAATGAAGGTGTCTATTAAATATTGTCTTGACAAATCCTTTAGCTTCAGCCCTTGCTGACGCAGCTTTCGCCAAGGCTCCAACGAAAGGTGCTTCTCTGTCGAACTTATCCAGTATCTCTTGACCCTCTTCACCAGCCATCTCTTTATAGTAACCTGTTCCCATATCCATTCGGGCTGACATCGCATCTTCTTTGCTGTCATGGTACTCAATGCGGCGTTTTTTACCCCATCCTGAGATATGTGCCCAACGAGTAGGTTTGCCGATGTCCACGCAGAGTTTAGCTCCACCTTCTCCGTAGCATAACCCAAGGTAGATAGCCTTAGAGAATCCTCGCTCTAGTTTGAATTGCTTTGGGCTTTGCGACATCCACTTATCGACAATGCTGTCACCATTAACTATACGAGTCATCATTTCATGATTGTCTGTACTTGGGTCTTCACGATAACGCTTGGCGGCATCTCTTGCCTTTGGGAAATCCATGAGCGCTGCGAAATGTGTCGTCCACCTAGGCTCTTGTTGAGAGTAGTCGTTGCAGCCCCAGATTGCCCCTTCCTCTGGTATGAAGATCTTCCTCCATTCACCGGCGATTACAGGGTCTCGATCAGGACTTGGTTGTTGTTGCAAGTTAGGATCAATGGCTGATAGTCTACCGTAGCGAACACCTTTTTGAACACCGCTTTCTGTTTCTGCTGCAATCTGTTTGAAAGAACAATGTATTTTACCTTTGACAGCATATTTATGGATTGACGCAGAGAAAGTTGTCCTGATCTTATTTACTTTACGTGCATGAAGAATAGCGTTAGGGACAGGATGGTCTGAACCTCCGAGCAGAGCTTTATCAATCTGTGGTGCTCCAGTCGTAGTTTTATTGAGTCGCATACCTATATCTTCAAGAGCAGGAGCTATGAGGTTCGGTTTCCAGATGTTGTCCAACCCAATAGAGACGCCTGTCTCACGTTTCACAAGGTCTAACGCTTTTTTCTCTTCGTCTAAGGCCCATTTTTCAATAGACTCTAGTTTTTCAAAATCAATCCGCACACCACGACGTCGCATTCTTACGAGTACGGGGAGAACGTCTGTTTCAAGGTCCCATATCTCACGCAATCCCGCCGCCTCAATCTTCTCTTCTTGCATTCGTAGGATATCAAGTGGAGAGGTGACGTCTTGTTCACCATAAGCTCCGACGAAACGAGCTGGTAGCCGCCAAAGACCTTTCTTTGCATCCAGTCCATGTGCTTTTGCTGCTTCAATAAGAAGCGTCTCATCTTTGGCTTCAATTCCGTGACGCTTACCGATGTTAGTGAGAGAGTAGGACCATTCAAGTTCATTGATAAGGGGATCGGCGATTTGTATATCTCTGAATTTAGCATCTCTATGCCATTCAAATCCATCGTTGTATCCGTAGTCGACATCATAGGCAAGATTTGCCCCAACGAATTCCCCTCGGTAATTTTTGATGTTATCTCTAAGGTATCGAAGGACTTCTGTTTCGTCCAGGTTATCACCTCCTTCGTGTCGAAAAGGTAAATAGTGTTTAGGTCCTCCATCAATGGCAAAAGCCCATCCAACGGTATAGCCGTCTCGCATTTGTCCGGTTCCCAGTCCAGCACTGATTGATGGATCTCTTGTTTCAGCATCAATAGCTATCCTTTTTGCACCAGCCCAAGAAGGAAGGTCAGAAATAGAGGGAGGTCTCCATTCTGCTTTGGGCATGAACATCGACATTTGCAACGGGGACTCTCCGCTGTTCCTAGCTTTAGCTTCTTGCTGTTTAGTCTGCTTTACCATTGATGACTTCCACAATTCTTGCTGTTCTATTCATAGGGGTACAACACACAGATATTTCCTCTATCTCTCCTTTTACGTGATACCATAGACCGTTAATTCTTTTCTTTTTAACTTCATTTAAAAGTACTGAAAGGCCAGATATTCCACATTTATCAATCCAAAACTGTGTGGTTTCATCGAACACTGTTCCTTCGCACCATAGACCATATTCTTTTTCTTTAATGATATCCCATCTTCCAATAACTTTATCTGTGTTGTGTTCAAGAAGCATTGGTCTAGCGAATGTTAATTTCTTTAAGTCTTTCTTAAAACACCCTTTAACTATTACTTCACTTTCAATATCAATCTCACCAAACACTGATGCCCATCCTTTAATGATCATTAGAGATCACCTGGACAATAACCAAATGGGAAAGGATGATTAATACCGACGTCTGTGGACGCGCTAGAAGCGGTGGCTTGGGTGGTGGCACCGTTAGAACGTCCGCTACCCCCTGTTTTTTGCCGCTGGGTGGCCGTTAGCGGCGCAAGGGGGCCAAGGGTACCACCTGCATCCAGTTGCACTTGTACGGCGTCCATGTAAGCACTGATTAAGCCAATCAGAACGCTGAGGTCAGTATCGTTGTGCCATTCAGCAATTCTAAGACACAGTCCAGCTTCTACCTCTGGTACCTTTGCACTGTTCACAAAATTACGATACTTTTCTTTAGCTTTTTCACGGCAATTCATGAGAACATGAACGTGATAGCATCTGTTAAACTTTCTTCTACTCACATATCCTTCCTTAGCTTTAATTAAATACGACCGAGCCTTGTCCAAGTCTTCAAGACCGTTTTTCTTGTACCAGCGAAAAGCATACTTGGAAGCCGCCGCCTCGAAATAACCAAGGTCAACGTCCATCGCCCAATCCCAGTGTTGGTAAGCTGCGGAGTAGTGATTTCCACCTACTTGAATTGATTTCATTTTAATCTCCTAGGTCGTGACACATATCCCAAGTGTCATGATAACACAAGTGGTATACGTCGACAATTTCTTTGGCAACTTTATGAGAATTGAATTTAAAAAACTTATCAATTCTAGCCATCATTACTCGTATATTTTTGTTACCGAGCATTTCCTGATCTTTACACCACATATAAAGTTCTAGAATATCTAATCCCTTAAACCATGTTGTTTCTTCTGGGTTTAGTGAAGATAAATTGTGACAACCGAAAACAGCAGTGTTGATCATTATTTCTAAATTATTAAGATGATCTTTACCTACAACTCCATGATCTTTAGGTGGAGAAGGAATATCTCCAGTAAGTCTCTCTGGGATATCGTGCTCTAGTATAGCCCAAACTAAGACAAGAGGAGCAACAGGCCACATTAGTCTTAAAGTAGCTAACATATTAAAAGTATGGAGACCTACCGGATATTCTCCATGGTGAGCAATGGTATGACACCGACTGACTGCCGATGCCTCCCGAGTGAATTTTATTTTACTTAAAATTCCATCTATTTCATAAATCACGCTCTACGCTCCAACCATTCAATACAAGCCTTCTGCCAGTCAGTTGCGACAATATTCTCTGCTGAAGCGATTGCCATTTCAACACGATCAGGATTACCTTTATCTTTCCATTTTTCCCAAGAAAGCATCATCGGTACAGCAACACGTTTGAAAAACGGATCTGTGTAACCCATCACATTAGCGCCATCTTCCATGAACATAGACAGTTCGCTAAACCATGTATCGATTGAAGAGTTAACAATGTTGAAAGGTTCCACGTTACCAAGCTCGTAATCAGTGAACCCAGCAGACTGAGACAACAGAGGCTCTACTTTTTTCAGTGTTTCGAGATAGGCGTGGAAATTTGTGCTGATCTGCCAGTAACACCCAACAGGGACACCAATCCAAGAAGCCATAACTTCTTGCATGAATGACATATGAACAGCGTTGGCTCCGTAGGCTCCCCAGATCATATCGTTGCTGCGATTGAACACAGTCATATCGAGATGACCAGCTACGTTGATACGAAACGTGATGATTAGGTTGCATGGAAAGTCCTTACCTTCGAAACCAAGATCAGATGTCGCGTCCCACATTTGCAGAACAGTACGACGGTCGTCAGGGTTTGACTTGAGAGTGGCTGCTATAGTAGCGAGCTGATCAATCACGAATTCACCATCTGGGAAGTGGTTTCGCCAGCGATAGCCATAGGCTCCATGGAAATTGACTCCATCGTCAGTGTAGTTAACCATACCACTATTGAAGCGACTAATCCATTCAACATCACGACGACCTGCCATCATCCAGAGGCATTCCATGAAGTGGAAGAACGGATTGCAGTCACGTTCAGGAAGGAACATAACTCTTTCTCTTGGATGTTCGTAGACAGTTGTTACTGGTTGAGGCATTAGCTTCACTGGACCATTACGGCTGTCTCGCTGAACACCAGTTTCATTGATCATATCAACACCCAACAGAAGAGCGTCTTCTACGTTTCTTGCTTTGATAATGTGCATTATAGTAAAACTCCAAAGTGATTAAACAGTTGATCTTCAACTTTTGCTTTCATTGCTTGTGTCGCAGTTCCCTGGACTGCTTCTACATCACAGTTCCCATTTGCAAGATCGATCACACGTTGAGCCACCGTTTTCCGTTCAAACAATGGCAAAAGTTCTTGATTTGCATCGATCATACATTGGGCTGTTTTGATAGATTGGTTTCCGGCTTCCAGAACGATTTCAGCATACTCTTGAGAATCGGCATTTTCTGGAATAGCTATGTAATGCTCACCAGCTTTGAACAATTCAGAACCCATACCTTTTTGACGAGCCACGACCACACAACCCCGCATCATAGCATCAACAGCCACTCGGTTAAAATGACCTCCGACTTTAGAATAGTTGTTTGACCATGATGGATCAACAAGCACTCGAGATTCAACAAGATAATTGTCAACTTCAGTTTTGTCCCAATAGTCATGATGAGTCATGCCGTTTTCTATAGCAGCATCCCAAAACTTTGTCCCATCTTCATGGAAATAAGCATCTTTGCACTTTTCTTCACTGGTCATATAGCGATATTCAATGCCTAAGCCGGCTATTTCACGCATCTCATCGGACTTTTTGCTAGGCATATACCTGATAGCTTCGACTAGTTCATGAGCATGTTTCCACGCTTTGAAAGTTTGCATGTTTACGAAACCGCGAGACTTCCAGTCCCATCTAGCATAAGTACGAACAGGATTTTTCTGTGGGTTTAAGACCAATGCTCGTGGGACGTCTGCAAAAACCGCTCCATTGAGAGCACAAGGGTGAACACAAGCAAGCCCAGAAAGTTTATCTTGGATAGCCAGAAGATGTCCGGCTCCTTTCACTACGTTACCATCGTGAACAAACGCAATTTGTTTGGTAGTGGATGGGAGATCATACAATTCAGGCCAGTCATTGTTACCTAGATTGTCTTGATTTTTGCTTGGAACAGGCATTGTCCAGATAATGAGATCGTACCCGCCCAGAATTTGCTTGGCACCGCTAAGGTGAGCTCTGCCGCGATAAGGAATGCGATTTGTTTTTGCAAAGTTCCAGCCTTTGCCTTGGTGATGAGGAATGTTACTTGGTCCGAAAGACCAGTCTGCAGTTTTGCGTTGGTCTGATGCTTGGAATGACCATACGAGTTCTTTAAGTTGAACTGTGTGACCTAGTTCTTTAAGACCGCCGATCAATTGTTCGGTGTGATCAACAATACCACCGAGGTCCATGCACTTATGAAGTGCGACTAATATTTTCATTTGGGTTGTCTCCAACAGGTTATGTTTAACCACCATAATAGCAGAGGGCGCAAAAGACAAGTGCTAGTTGTCGCCCTCTTTTAGATTATTTAGGTATTTTGTATCGAGACCGTGGTCGTCCTTGACCCAAACGAACACGCTCATACTTGTCAAACTCACAAAGTTGGAACTGCACATCATGAAGGCACATCTCTATATCAGGGATGAACTTATCACGCTCAAACCATAGCTGCCAGATAACAGAGAACGCTTTATCTTCTTTTAGTGGTTTTGCAGTTTCATCTCCCAGAGCACGAGCCGCACCACGTCTGGCTCCTGGACCGATAGGTGTCCAATCATTCCAGTCAGTGGGGAAAGAGAACAGTCCATCAGGATCAGACCAGAAATCAGTGTAAGTAGTATCTAACAAGATCTCTTTTGTCATGAACCCAGAGCCGCCAAAACCGTTGATCTTTCGCATCTCAGTAGCAACTTTTTCCCAGCTTTGAGTTTCTTTAGCTATTGCAGTGAGAAAAGAGGCTTTCTTTTGAAGAGATTTGAGAAAATAATCAACTACCACTTCTTGTTTTGGAGCAGAGATACCTTGATTCGTGATAACATAGGCACCAGTGAAAACTCGCTGTTTGTTCGCTAGTCTGTCTCTAGCGAGTTCTTTAACCATATCCCAGTGTTCAGAGGTCATGTGTTGAGACTCAGTCCACCCAATAACAGAAGCGAACTCATAGGTTCCAAAATAACGGAATGTCGCAGCATTCATTAAAATAGTAACAGGGTCGGCGTTGAAATGTGGAGTGTAGAACCGCTCTCTCAGTTCATTACTGGTTCGGTCATGGTGTCTGTGGACATTGGTGAATTTGTAATCCCTCAGGATCTGGTCTTCGGTCCAGGGAAATGGCAAATCCGCCAGCTTTCGCAGGCGGATCTGTTCGCGTTCCTCAACAAAGCTGAAGAACGCTTGTGTCTGAAGTTCAGACATTATTCAGCAGCAGCTTTCGCAGCTTCTTTTTCGGCTTTCGCGTCAGCCTTGGCTTTGACAGCAGCTTCACGCTCAGCGATTTTCGCAAGTTTCGCATCTTCGCGTTCTTTTTTCTTGACAGCAGCAGCTTCGTCACGCTCAATTTTCGCTTTTGCTCGTTCGGCAGCCGCTTCAGCTTTTGCAGATTCAGGATCAGTCAAACCATGCTTCGTGTACCAAGCCGCTTTGCGAGCAACGAACTCTTCTTCGGTTGGTTCGGTGATGGTCATGATACCTTGACCAGTCCAGTTGTAGACGTCCCATGGCTCAGTGCCTTCTTTTTCAATGACGTCGACAATGGTCATGCCATCAGTGTAGTTCGGCCAGCGATGTGTCCGACCCTGAGTACCATCGTGTTCGCCAGTTTTGGTGATGGTTGAAAACATTTTCTGGTTCGGACGTTTGACCGTCTTCGCTTCAGCAGATTTGGCCAGACCACGCTCTTTGGGTTCAGCTTTTACTTTGACAGCTTTGGCTTTCGGTACTTCAGAAGCCTTGTTGTGACGCAGGAGCGCTTTCCAAGTCTGAGCAGCGCCAGCGGCTTGATCTTTGAAACCTTTGACTTCTGCGACGCTGAGGCTGACGGCCACTTCATTGCGCAGTATCAAAAGGTCTTCAATGGACAGTTGAGCCAAGTCTTCTTCAGCGTATTCTGTATCGTTAAAGGTGATGTTCATATCATTTCTCCGTTTATCTGATATCAAAGGTTGCCTCTGCTTGGGCATAATTAAGCCTAACTTATTCCCATATCCGAGGCAACCCTTAATTGTCCAGTAAAGACAAATAGTTTAGTTAGTCTGCACAGGCACCAGTTTTTCTACCGAACTCATCTAAAGTGCAAGACCCACCAGCATCTTCAACTTGAACATCATCAGCAGATTTGATAGGCTCATCGTAGTTACCGGCAGGACGATATGTTGTCAGACCTTTGGCACCATTTTCCCAAGCAGACATATAGATGTTTTTGAACTCGTCGTACGTAAAGTCAGAAGGAACGTTACACGTTTTAGATACCGCGCTGTCGCTCCACTTTTGGGCAGTACATAGAACAGCTACATGCTCATCAGCAGTGATGTTTCCGTTAGTTACAGTGCGACCCTTATGCCCAAGAACGGCAACGCCGTAGTCAGGAATCTCTACTGTCTGAACACCGGATGTCATGATAACATTACGTTTCTGTTTGTAGGCTATAACAGGTTCTACGCCAGACGATACATTGTCAGCATAAAGTGAGATAGTGCCAGTCGGCGCAATGCTGGTCAAGTGACTGTTGCGAATACCATGCTTCTTGATGAGATCGATAGTTTCCGGCCAAAGAGAGAAGACGAACTTGGAAGAGAGATAACGAGTTTCATCATATAGTGGGAATGAACCTTTTTCAGCAGCAAGAAGAGCTGATGCTTGATAGCAGTGATTTGCAATGAACTCTCCAAGACGATCTTGAAATTTAATGAACTCAGGAGTTCCGTATGGCATACCCATAGCTTCGAGGGCGTTCGCTAGACCAGTTTGACCGAGACCCATACGACGTTTCAAGTGGGCTTCTACACGCTGTTCAGGAAGAGGGTAGCGGCTCCGATCAATTACGTTATCCATGGCACGAACTACGTTCGGAATATCTTGTGCGAGAAGTTCCCAATCGAAAGTCCATGAACCGTTAGGAGTTTTGTGGAGATATTTAACAACGTTGAAAGAACCCAAGAGGCAAGCACCATAAGGAGGGAGAGGTTGTTCACCACAGGGATTAGTCGCCGCAATCTTTTCACAATAGTACAGGTTGTTCATCTCGTTGATACGATCAATGAACAGGACTCCAGGTTCTGCCCAGTCGTAGGTGCTGCGCATGATCATGTCCCACAAAGCACGAGCATTGACTTCACGATAATCAATGCCATTGAATTTCAATGTGAACATGCTGTCTGATTTGACAGCCTCCATCAGCTCGTCAGTAACAGCCACTGACATGTTGAAACCTCGGAGAGGCCGCATGTTCCAAGGAATGTTTGGATCACTGACCTGCTTTGCACGAATGAACTCTTCGATGTCTGGGTGATCACACCGCATAACCATCATCTGTGCGCCGCGTCTGTTTCCTGCTGATGATGTAGCTTTGCAGATTGCGTCATAGATACCAGCAAACACTAGAGGACCGTCTGTGGTAGAGTCTACACCTTTAATGATGTCACCCGAAGGACGTAGAGTTGAGAAGTCGTAACCAACACCGCCACCCTGTCGCATAGTTGTTGCCGACAGTTTAGCTACGTCCATTATGCTTTCTGGAGCGAATCCTAGGTGGTTTGAGAATTTGAAACTAATAGTGTTTCCATCAATAGAGTCAATGTATTGTTTGCGCTCTTCATCAGTTGGACCATCAACGAAACTGTCGTGTATAGTTGGCATAACAAAGCAATTGAATAGAGTTACGTTCTTGAGAGAACCTGCTCCAGCTTGAACTCGACCAGGAGGCATAAACCGCTGATCCATTGTGCATTCTCGAAATGCCATATAATGTTCGTGGTTATCTTGAAGGAAACCAGCTACCCGATTTGTGGCCTCTCTATGATCTTCATTTTTGCCTCGGTATTTTTCTGCTCCGACAGCATCGCAGTGTGGGTTTTGTGGACCAACCATTCGTCGTTTCTCCTGAGTTCGCATTTGTTACCTTTTCATTCTAACGACAGCTACATCATCTGCTGCTCTGGTTATCGCAGTATAAAGCCACCGCCATTTATCTTTGCGGAAACAGTTACTCTCGTCGAAGACGCAAACGCTGCGCCATTGTGAACCTTGTGATTTATGACACGTCAATCCATACCCGTAAGCAAATTCTTGAGCTTCTCTCTTTTCATACCAAGCGAGTTTTTCTTCTGTACCTAGGAAATGGTGTTCGTGAGCTGATATTTCGATTGAGGCCATGCTGTCTTCTGGATGCATAGACATGAACACTTTTTGGTCTAGGACCGCAGTGACATCAGATACTTCGAAGATAGCCCCGTTTAGCAACCCTAGTTCACTATTGTTTCTAAGGCAAACTAATCTGTCACCGACCACAGGGTATTTATCTTCAATACCTTTTAACTGACGAAGTTTGTTGTTAGTGAGACGCCGTGTGGTATTTTTGCCTACTAGAATCTGATCAAAAGAAAGCATTGCTTCTGGCTCTAGTTTCGTTCCCTCTGGGTAAACCACACAGTTATCACCGTAGTCACCGATTGTCAATGCTATCTGGTTGCGAGTCTCTGTTGCCATGCGGATGATAGGGCTTTCACCGGCTTGCCGATGGATATCTGTAAGCATGACATCAGGCTTTACGTTCTCGGTGAAGAACCCAGCGCCGCCGACTGGAGGTAATTGTGCAGGATCGCCCAAAACAAGGACAGGAACACCAAAGGATAGAAGGTCTTTACCCATACGCTCATCGACCATAGAGCATTCGTCAATGATAATAAGTTCTGCTTGACGTATTTCACTTTCAGTGTTTAGTACGAAGAATGGTTGTTCTGAATTATCGCTCTCAGCTTTCACATCTGATCGAAGACGTCGTACCTTTGGATGATCATCGATGAAATCAGCTTTCAAGTTAGCTGCTGATAATTCTTTGATTAAGTTCTCTAGTTCTAATTCGAGCTGAACTAATCTTACACGGCTTTTGTCTCTACTATGATAGATCAGGCTGTGGATGGTACAGGCATTTTCACAACCTTTAGATCGTAGGACGTGAGCGGCTTTGCCAGTGTAAGCTGCGAATATGACTTCGCCATCAATTCCTTCAGCTAGGTGTTTTGCAAGTGTGGTTTTACCTGTTCCCGCATACCCAAAGAAGCGGAAGACTTGAGAATCTCCATGATTGATCCACTCATTAACTTTACTGAGCGAGTCTTTTTGTTGGTCATTAAATTTCATTGTTGGGCCTCCTAAAGAAGTTTGGAGGGCAGCGTTGGGAGCGCCACCCTCCAGTGATATACCGTTTAGTCAGCCCGACCTAGAACGGCATATCTTCGTCGGTGTCTGCACTCGAACCACCACCACTCGAGGAGTCACCCGACCCTTGATCCGTGACCTTACCTTCGGTTTCAGTGGCCGCTTTAGCCAATCCACCTTCGATCATTTCACGGAATTCGCGTGCCGCAGTCAGCATCAACATACCAGCCTCGTCGGGCTTGATAAGTGAACTCATCCAAGTATCTCCGAACGGACGAATAGACAAGTTATAGAAACTCTTGCCTTTAGCAGTCTGTTTGGTCGTAGATACCTTGGCACGGTTAGCCATCAAAGGTGGAGCACCTTTGATTGTGTACATAGAAGTCCACCAATCTTTCTGCACTTTGATCTTAGTGCTTGAGAATGGAAGCACACAATATCCAACAGTTTCTGTTCCTGTCTCATCCAGGATGAGACAGTACACATAATGTGTTTCGATCAGATCCATGCCGTCTGGAGTTTTGAACGGCATACGTTTGCCATCTGCGTCTTCAGGAGGAATGCGTGATCCACCGTTTTTCTTGAGAATTTCCAGAACAATAGCAGAACCGTCTTCGTGGGAATCACCGCGACCACCACCTTTAGTACGAGGGACCCATTCAGCCCAAAGGTGATCTTTGTGGATCGGCTGCACGATTAAAGGCTGTTGGATGACTTCACCTGTAACAGAGTTTACAAGATCACCTGATTTGATGTTGTTGTCTTCGTCCTCAACCAGAACCGAGTTGCTCTGCATAACAGAGATAAACGGAATAGAAAGGTCTGTGACTTTTACACCTTCAAAGCCTTCGTGTTTTGCATCACCGTAGTCGTAACTGACGACTGCTTGTTCTTGAGCTTTCGCTACTTCTTTTGCCATTAGGCTATTCCTTAGGTCGTTAGAGTTTGATGAGACTTTATATTCTGGCAGTCTCTGGACCAGTAGCCGAAGCTATTCCTTCACCTTGGCAACTCGTTGGCGGAAAATACCAAAGGTATCTTTGGGTAATTCTACACCTTCTTTTAGCTGCTCTTTCACCCATGCGTTTAGAGTTGCATGGTGAACGGTATGATTTTCTTTCACAACTAAAGGTAACTTGCGACGCCTTAAATCTGCTGCGAATTTCTTGAATGCTTTGTCTTCTCCTTTAGAAAACTCAACAATAATTTGACGTTTGGGAAGATTACCGTATCCGTTTGCATCTAACCAGTTAATAGCGGGAACACGTTTTTCACCAGCGATAGAGGAGCGGATGTCTTCTTTAACCTCAAGTATCCGGCCATCTTTGAGAGTAAGCTTCCCGTTCATGCCTTCTGTAGCAGCTGGAATTCGTTGCTCGGCGATATCTTTGCGAGCATCTTTGGCTTTTTCAAGAGCTATCTCAAGCTCTAGTATCAGAACGTCTGCCTCCTGTAGTTCATCTGCGAGTTGCATCAATACAACTTCAAGATTTCCAGGAATAGCGTCATCTTTGAATGCGGCGTATGGGTCATCTGTCATGGTTATATCCTTGGGCTGTTAGTTTGTTAACACTAGCTCAAGTGGCCGCAGGTGACAACATCAAAATATCTTTGAGACAACCTTAGTGTACTCTCCGTGTCGTCCGCTCCACTGTAGGAATTTAACTCTACCTTCATTGTAATAAGCAGCGACAGCCGTAGACATTCCTATCAATCCAGGATTACCGATAAGCAGAAGGAAGTCATCATCATTGAACCCAGACAACTTATCATGAATATCACCAAGTATAAGTTCAGGATTGAAGGGGTGAGCAGAAGGGGAGAGGACATAGACGATACTGCCCCACCTTTCGGCTTTGGAAATTGATGGGAAGCGTGGAACCAACTCACGCTTTACCCCATCAAATTTCATTTGCTGTTGAATTGCAAATACAGTCATGAGATTAGATCCATTCTTTCCATTTGTCTCCTTGGATTTCCACTGCAACGTCTCTTTTGTTTCGGAGATTGTCGACGATGTTATTGTCGACTGTATCATTTGCTACAATGTCAATATAATTAACCGGATGCTCGTCCATTCCTGCACGGTGACATCGGTCTTCAGATTGCAGTCTGTCAATCAGACGAAAACTATTGGAGTAGTAGACCATGTTTTTCGCTTGAGTTAGAGTCAGTCCCGGACCTCCCTTTTGGGCTGTTCCAACAAACCATTTAGCGTCCCCGGCTTGGAAAGCTAATTTATTACGCTCGGCAGTATCATCATCAACTGATCCATCGTAACGTACAGCTTCTTTACCCAAAAGGTCCATCAGTTGGTCTACGTCATGAGTGAAACGCGCCCACACAATAGTTGGCTGGAATGTCTGGTCGCGGATATCTTCCATGACTGTCAGTCGCGGATTCTTTTCAGAAAACATATGAACTGGTTCATCTTCACCGACAGGAACATAGTTACAGGCGATTTGTTGAAGACGAAGCAATTTAACGATCGGAAGTTCGGCAGTGATAACCTCTCCCCCAACTTCAATCATAAGTTCTTCATTAAGTTCTTTGTATGCCGCTTTCTGGGCAGGACTCATATCAAAGTAACGCTTAGAGTATAGTTTCGGAGGTAGATCAAGTACATCGTCTTTGAGTACACGATCAGTGATTTCAGTCAACCATTTGCGTAGTAGATCAATGTTCTGATACTCAAGAAGTTGGTCGTACCCAGGATCGAAACCATGCAGTTGTTGATGTTCAGCACGAGTGAACCAGCGCCCAAAGAACTGACGAAACTCTACTGATCCGTGGATTCCTTTGTTTTTCCAGAAGTATTCGTCAAGGAAACGAATTTGACTATAGAGGTCGAATGGTCCGACAGCCACGGGAGTTCCGGTAAGGATACGGCGATAGTCAGCATATTTGCCAGAAGCGACAATTGACTTGGTGCGTTTTGCGTTAGGTGTTTTGACGTTGTGGGCTTCGTCAAGGACATACAAGCACTTCCGTTTCTTTAAGAATTTCCAAACAAATTCCTTTCCTTCTTTCGTCATAAACGCATTGTAACTAATGAGAAGAACAGCAAGACCGTCCCATTGAATCAGGGCTTCCATAGATCGTTTGTGGGCTTTGGTGTTTTTCTTAGCTGTTAGAAATACCGATACCATAGTGTCGAACACATATTCTGGAGGCATATGCTTTGGAATTTCATCTGTGTTCCAGTTTCGTTCAACTCCAGGAGGAGCGACAACTACCAAAGCATCTATCTTTTTGTTTTCGTATAGAAAGCAAGCTGTGTCAATAATAGGCTTTGTTTTTGCAGTTCCCTGCTCCCAAAGTAAGCCCCATGACTTTTGCTCTACGTGATCTGCGAGGTGACTAAGTTGATGATCAAACGGTTTGACTGTGTGAGGGTAATCTTTGATATCCATGTTTGCTCCTTTTCTGATTGCAGGTTAACCCAAGTGGGTTATCATGACAACATCTTTGACTCTACTGACTTCATTCGTGAAGCGTCGCTTGACCCCAAGTGAGGGCATCTTAACCCTTTGTTTTTATTATATTTATTTATCATTGACTCTACTTACTTTACTTACTTTACTAAAATATAACCCCAGCTAAACACAGCAACCCCAGCAATTTAGAAACTAGGGGTGGCAGGGGTGCAAGTAAAGTCAGCGATAATCTTTGCAGTAATAACAACAACATAGAAAACAACGATGACTCTACTTGGCTTCCCTAATAGTATGTTAGCGCAGCATCTCGTAGTGTGGACCATCAATAAAGTCAGGTCCTGGATTCCGAATAGTGTATGCACGAACAGCTTTTTTAATCGCATTGGCGTATTGTTCTGGACTGTTCAGAGATTTAGGAGCATACTCATCGAGCTCTTTGTCCCATACACCACCCCACCGAAGTTCAACGTCCATCTCACGACTCAACCAAGCCATGCAGCCTGCGATCGGGTAAATCAAAGGCCATTCCCAACGTGGATCTCCGACATACGGAACCAGATCGATAGCTTCACCGAAGCCGCTTTCTTGTTTCTGGTGTTTTGACTTTCGGTTGCGACCATCGAGTTTTGAGGCACCTCGTTTGAAAAGCTTCATCTGCATAGAAGCAGTACGAAGACCTCCATTATTCAAGATTGTAAAATCAACTGGTGTGATCTTGATACACTCCTCAACCATCTCCACTAACTTTGGGTGAACACCTTTGAGATTTTCTTTTGAACGTTCTCCAAGAAAATAAGTCATATTATTTCTCCATTCTTTCAAGAAGTCTGTCAATGCGCGAGGCCAGATTTCCTAATGCTGAGTGAAGCCGCTCCTCACTGAGCAGCATTTTTTGTTCCATTGCAACCAGCCTAGAAGCCCCGACGTATTCTTGGGCTACTTTCAATTTGAAATCAGATAAGGCTTCTGAGTTAGCGATGACTTTTCGCCAGATGTTGTAGACCGTAGTTATCACAAGACCCAATGCCATTAAGAGTAGACCCAACAGGGAAATCAACTCAGGGAAAGAAAAATTCATGTATTAGTTATCCTTGTATCTCGCTTCACATAGAAGTCGATGAGGGCTTGAAGCTGCAATCCGCAACTGATAAGATTAGATCTATCACTTATCCAAAAAGATTCTACCTCTGCTTGAGTCAATGATCGAGAAGGTAACAGAACAGGTCGCTCGCAAGCAACAGTGAACCCAAGAGGTGGGTCTACTAGAATTGGTGGTTCAACGGAGCCGATTGAGTCTAAACACGCTGTCGTCGCTAATAGCACGGCGATCAGCATCAGGGTCTTCAGAACCTTCGAGTAACAACTCTTCAATTTCTGTATTTCTTTCATGAAGTAATCTCTCAAGTTTCAGTTGTCGCTGCCTCGCTTCTGCCAGAGCCTCTTCATTGGCTTCAGATTGACGAGAACGTTCCTCTTGAATCGCTGTTTGATATTTGTGTTCTGTTGCTTCGACACCACGGTCGTAGCCGTTACCATCAACCCACCACAGAGTCAAAAGGACAATTGACACAACCAAAAGATACGGCAAAAACTTCACTAATGCAACCCCAGCCCGTTTTCCGAACAGCGAAATTAGAAATGATGACATAACTTAGACCTCTACAGACGCGCCAGTGTTGGGGTAGTGTACCACAGTGCAACCAGCACCACCACAGCGCCGCCATTTAGGTCCTGTTTGCCTGTTTGGGTGTTATGCCTTACCATTACCATCGTTGCCCTCTACAGTGTCTTCTACGGCTCCAAACTTAGTGTCGTTTATTTGGGTCAAAGTAGAAGATGTGAAATAGCTGACTATAATAGTCGTACACATACCAAACAATGAACCCAAGAGGAAAGAGAGTTTCTCGACACGTTCTGCTGCTGCGTCTTGGGTTGTACCATAGATCAGCATCCATCCTCCGACGACAAGCATGAACCAGAAAGATATCCACGCCATTCGTCGACGATTACTGAAACGTATGTCAGATTTATTATTTTGTTCGGTCATCAGTAGTAGCCTGCATCTTAGTTGTCTAGAAAGCCCACGATCACGCGCCAATCCCGAAAAACGTATCCATCTGTTCCGCTGTGACTTTCGGGTCTTGTGCCGCCATTAAAATCAAAACCAGCGTATCAGTCCGCCAAATCTTTTGCCGAGTTCTAACGGACACTCGCATTGCAAAACGATCAGCTTCGGGAAGCGCGGCAATAGCGTTTGCCGCGATAGATGGGATTGCCACACCTGCACCCCATTCCTCCGCTTCGGTTTCTGTTATCCAACCTGCGTTTGCCGCTCCGATTGCGAACGCAGCACGGGTTAGGGTGGAGTTGTTGCGTTCGTCTTCTATGGACGCTTGTGGCTCGACCACAAGTGCATCGGACGGCTTTACGTGGTCGAGCGTATCAACCTTAACTTTGGTGCCATCCGGTAGCCAATAAACGTCGCCACGATTGTCGTCCACATTGGACCAAGCGCCGTTCAAAAAAACAGAAACCTTGCCCTTCTGGGGGGCGGCGGGAATGATTGTTGCGTTGGCCGGAACGAGATAGCGGCCCTCTTCCATCGGGTCAGGACGAGCTGAAGATGTGCCAACAAACTCACCAGTCTCTCCGTTATAGTGGTATAATTCCTGCACAGGGTTCCCCTTAGAATTTGATGCAATACATCATTGCAATGTTGCGTGGACGTGTCTCGTTGCCGCCTGTGTCACTTGTAAGACCCTCTGACGGGGTTCCGTTTGATCCTTGCAATCTATAGGTGCTGTCTCCATATGACCCGCTTTGTCGGATGTGGTCGCCACCCGCCCAAGAAAACCCCCCAGACGAAGCTGTATCTACAACCGTTAGGTGGTTGTGAGCGTCAAGTGCATCAGCCTGAGCAGAACCAAAGGCTCGGCTGGAATCGATACCGCGTGAGTCGTCCCAGCCGCGCACAAATTCGCCGCGAAGGTCGGGGATTTTGAAAGTCGTTGACCCGTTACCTGCGCCGAACGTGGTCCCAATCGCTGTGAATAACGCTGAATAGGTGGTGCGTAATACTGTTGACCCGTCACATTCAAGCCAGCCAGTCGGAACCGTAGTAAACGCAAACGCTGCGACTTCACCTATCACCCTAACGCCGGTCAGTGCTGAACCGTCTCCATCCGTAGCAAGCCCACCAATCGCAGCCAAAACCTGTGCAGGAGTGAGAATTTCAAAAGCGTTTTCGGCAGCATTAACGCGAATGTAGCTCAAAGCGTTTCCAGTTTTATCAACATTGATAGAAGCAGCGGATGCTTCCGCTTCATCAGCAGATGCAGCAGCAGCTATTCTATCCTCACTTGTCGAGACTTCTTGTTTAAGCAAAGTTTTAAGAACCACACCTAATCTAGTAGATAAAGTTCCTGTACCGTTCAAATCTACAGCACCATTGACAACTTGACCAAGGTCATCAAGATCTCTTTTCCCATTGTCAATGTCTGTTTGAGTGATTGAGGACATGATAACTCCGATTGTTTTTTGTTACGTTACACTAAGAATAGCTTCTATACAACATTAAACAGCAAACATTTTGTCGTTCTCATAATATCTATCGTCGTCATTTATTAGATCTAGACCATAGACAAAACCATCTTTAGCTGTTTTCTTACCTACAATCATTCTAGTTGAAGTTCTCGACAAAGGTACTGAAACTAAAGAGAAAGTCGATTTCGCATAAGAACCGTCTGTTGTGTTTATTGGGTAAGCAAGAGGTTCTGAAAGAATAATAGAACTAGCTTCTACAGAAGATACCCCGACAGATTGTACGATTCCATTATAAAACTGAATTTGACAAGTGTACGTGACTCCGAGTGGAATTTCTCTGTTTGGGATAACAGAAAGAGTTAGATTGTCTTGTGATTTAATTTCTCCAGTTATGACATCAGGTCTTGTGTTGTCAGCTACAATAACAACATCTTTAACCGATATCAGAGCAGCCTCTTGTAGAGCATCAAAAGAAACTGATAAATTCTGATATTGCATCTTATTCCAAGCTCTATGAGCGTGGAGTTCAGCATGTTGAGAACTTCTTATCCCAAGCAGATTAACTGTCTTCGGTCTGGCTAATCCAGAAGAAGGAAGTTCTTTAAAGAAAGGTTCTCCATTAACATCCCTCCATTCAATTTTTACCCCATCGTAGTCATTGTTTATTCCAAATCTAACAGTTCTTTTTTCCGTGTTTGGTCTTTTGTTTCTATGGTTAAACAAAAGAACTGGAATGTCATCTGGAATTTCTGCCCTGAACATCAATTGACTACCTCTTCGGTAGGCTTTTATGAAACAAGTTTCACACACTGAAGATATCATCTCTTCGAGGGAAACATTAACGTCATCAAATATAGCTCCATAGATTAGTGGGATACCAGTTTCAAAATGAGCTTCTACATCTGTACACGCTTGATCAAGACTCTCAAAATCAAAACTAGATAAGTCTTGATTTCCAATAACTGGATCTTCAAATATACTAGGAACAATTTCTCTTGGAGAAGAACTAATATCTAAAGAACCAGCGACACCAGTAGAGTTCCGAGAAGGAACTTTTCTGGTGCATAGCATATTCAATTTTCTCTCTTTAAGTGACTGAGCTCCAGCGGTAGCTAGAGTTCTAGCGATTATACTAGTCACATCTCCGTAAACATGAGCAGGATGATCCTTAACTCCGAAACAAGAACTCCATCTAATTTCATCTACTACAGTTCCATCAAATTCTAAATCCGAATCTGAAGTTCTTCTAGCTCTTATGTTGTAAAACTTATCTCCTGGAAGACTTTCTATGTCTAAAGTAATTGCTCTTTGAGATTTAAGTTTGTTACTTCCAACGATTGTAACCCCATGAACTACAGGAGTTCCAGTGTTAGTGCCTGTTGAGTCACACTCTGTTATTTCTACCTGTAAAATAACTGATGTAGAAGTCTGTAAGCTACCATTATCTTTATAAAGACCTTGAGGAGCAGTGAAATTACAGACAATGCTCGTGGGATTAACATATTGCCCAATGAAGAAGGGACCTTCCCATACATCCGAAACAAGACCTATCAAAGTTCCGCTAGAAACTTCGCTTTCATCAGTCGTAGCGTCTCCTATGTCACTCCACGCAGAATTAACCGAAGAAGGATTCACGAGAGTTATCGCTCCTGCATCAGAACTTAGTATTTCGTAAGTACCAGACAAATTCAAAACTACACTTCCCCCAGAAGTAATTGTTTCTACTGAGCTAGCGTCTAAACTGATAGTATCTCCTGCGGAAAAATAAGTATCAAATTCAATAGTTGCACCAGAAGTTCCAGACTCTCTGATTCCATCTGGCCATTCAAAAATCAATCTGTTGTTACCAACGAAAGTGTTTAAGTTAGGAGCTTCTAACTCCTGACCATTAACCTCGTTCATTCTATGAGCGGTAAAAACACCATAGGTTATACTATCCCCGATAGAAAGAACAGGAGAATCTGAGTTTGATATATTAGTGCTTGCGCTCGTTCCTGGACCATAGACTTGAAGACTACTTCCTGATATATTTGCCAACTCTGTTGATCCATCTCTTATATCAGCTATGTCATATTCCCCACGACCCAACACGAGATGGGAAATTTCAACTTCTTTATTACTTTCGTACCTAGTAAGGGTCGGACCAACCAAATCTGGGATAATCCTTACTTGTCCGTAACAGTCGTTAATTCTAGCAAGAGGTCTTGGACCATTAGTCCTTGAAACTAGACTATTGGTTGAAGAACCTGGACGAGAGTTTCTACGGTTAACCGTAGGTATTGATGGTACCAGAAGAATTACTGCAACAGCGACAGCGACAACCACAGCTATAAGGATTAAAACAGGATTACCGGGAAAGTTCACGAATATGACTCTAGAGTCTTCAGGGAGTGAATCAAGAATTTCTACTCCTTCTTTATTCCTTGGAGTTATATCTGTATGATTACTTACCTGACCTAAGAAAAGACGAGCTCCATCAGGCATTTTATCATACCTTTTGGACAACTCTTCGCCGATGCTCTTACAGTTGACCATTTCCCAATCTGAGACTTGCAGTGGATTGTCACTGATCAGTAGTTGGGGCATCATAAAATTCCATTTTATTATAAAACATTGAGACTGTTGATTTCATTTGGGCAGTAGGTCCGTTTTCATCTAAGTGAAGGATTCTTCCTTTGTGGAATACACCAACATGAGGATTTCTCTTAGCGTTAAAAAGAAAAACTATACATGGATCTTTTGGTTTTTTCAGAAGAATTAATCTTTTTCTCTGATTTTTCCAAAATCTCATCTGATTAGAGAGACCTTCCGGAAAGTCAGCTTGTAGAGACAAATCAATACCAGTTAGCTCTTTCCAAGCTAACACTACGAAATCCCAACAAGTGTGACTTCCTTTTTGATATTCCTGCCAATACAAAAAATCTAAACTCACAGATAACCCCTCAGTCCAGGAAAATTGATATAATCGAATATTATACCGGTTGACAAATTGTTAAAACTACGTGCAGAGGCATCGAAGCTAGAACCTTTCTTGTTGAAACTAAGCTTAGAAACTTCTAACTCTATTGGACCAAAAAGAGGAACGCTTAGATTATCTGACCTGTATGTTCTGTAGATTACTTTTGGCTTTTCTTCCCAAGTATCAGAAGCATTTACTGCGTCTAACTCCAGTGGAATTATCTCACCTAAGTCTCCAAGAGAAATGTTTATTGATTGATCTAAAGTTCCAGAACTCCCAAGAGGAGTTATTTTTGCTGGGTAATATTCGAACACTTTAGAGACACTGTTTTCATCAATCACAGTTACTCCACCGATCGCATTTCTTACGAAACGATAAGTTTCTGTGAAAGAAGAATGACTTAGCTCAAAAGTCTCTAGCTGCACCACAGAACTCGCTGAAGATAAAAAGAATTCAGAGTAATCAGACACCTAGTCCCCCTTGAGTGTTAACATTAACCAACTCTTCTAAAGAAAGCAACCATTGGTCTACATCAGCTAACTCTCCTATACTGTCTGAGATAATAAACACAGAAGAATATTCAACTGAAGGAACAGCGAGGATAGAGGCTTGGACAATTCTTCTAAGACCAGTGGCATCTGTTAGCCTTACTGACCCCGGAACGAATTGAGCGTTATGTAGCTCGACATTACCTTGAATTGATATCAAATTTACAGTAAATGAAGAACTACCTTTAGAAATCTTTCTTTGAAAAAAGTAAGAAAACTCTAAGTATTGTGATACAGTCATGACCCAAGTTACAGAAAACTCGGTTGGTTCAATTAACTGATCAGCTCTTAGTCTAGGAAAACCTCCATCTGTATCTATTGATGTTAATCCTGTTCCGAAAGTAGCTCCATAACCACTTACGTCTGGGATGAGATTATAATGTTCCATTATCTTCTTCTTTCAGCAGTTGTGTTCTCAGAAAAAGCTGATGAAATTGTGCTGTTCGAATCAACTAGCTGACCAGCTACAATTTCTGGAGTTACCTCGTTTATTTTTTTCTCAGCTTCTTCTCCAGCTATAATCCTTATCTCATCTTTACTTATCTGTTCAACTTTAACATTCTGCCCTGTATAGTTATGAACAGAAACTTTCATTCCCCCAGAAGTCATGCTCGGCTTGTCGCTACTAGACCCAGAAGCGAAAGAAGGTAGAAGTCTGGATACATCCATACCTGAGTTTATGGCTTTTAGCAATGGAAGATTTTTAGAGGTTGCATCAGCATTTACCACGAATTCTCTGTTAGATAGCCAAGCTGGTATTTTATCTTCTTTCGGACCTCCTGGTCCTGTGATTAAACCACCTTCTGCAAATCCCCCAGCAGCAGCAAGACCAGTGCTAAGAGCTACGGTTGAAGCGATTGCAGCAGCGGCAGGAGCAGCGTTCGTTCCTAGAGTTGCTAGAGAAGCCAGAGCAGCGGCGGGTGCCCAAGCGGCGGCAGTTGTGGCGGCAGTCGCTACGGAAGCAGCCGTTGCTGCAACAGCGATTGACTGTCCAAGAGCTGCGTTCAGTAACCACTGGATTCCCATCTCCACTAACCCTGAGATCAACGAAGCCAGAGCGTTCTGGGCTACACTTTTCAAAGCCTGACCTAAGTTTTCTGAGAAAACGATAGCTTTACCAACACTATCAGCGAATCCTGTTGTGAGAGAACCAAAGAAGTCAGAGAACACTTCACCGCTAGAAGCAGCAAATGTTCTAACTCCTTCTGTCATTCGAGATATACCCAAGAGGAAACCGTCCGCGAACGAACCATCTCCTGATTGCGTCACAGTTTCTAAGATAGTTTGATTCAACGAAGCTAAAGAAACATTGAACGCATCTTGAGATATTCTTCCTGTGTCTAGTACAAGATACAAAGCTTCGAGACTGGTTGTGTAACTATCTAATGGACCTTTGATTTCTTCGTATATTGAGGCAGACTCTTTAGCTACTTCAAGACTTCTAAGAGTTGATACAGCCAAAAGATTTTCTTGGTCAGTTAAATTTCTTTTCAGCTCTTCTTCTATTTTCAAGATACCCTGTAGAACTGTTCTCTCTTGTGCAGTTAATTTAAGAAGATCAATTTCTTTATTCATGTTAGCTAAAATAGAAGCAAAATTCTTATCAGAACCAGAACCAGAACCAGAACCAGTGTTATTTGGATTACTATTGTCTGGAGTTAACGTATCAATTTCTGTCTGTCGCATTAAAGCTTCCGCTTCTGCTGCGGCCATGTTTTCTCGTGCTCTATCTATGATTGCTTGATTTAGAGGTTGTAAAGCAGAAGAAACTGTTTCAGCAGCGGAATCAAAAGAAGTAGATTCCCAAGATTTAGTGAAACCTGCGGCGAAAGCTTCACCCGCTCCAACGCCTCCATCACCAAAATTAGTTCTCAATCTATCGAGATTTATGTTTTCAAGAGAATCAATCTCACTCAACCCTAGTAAATCACCAGCGCCAGTATTCGCTAATAAATTAAAAGCATCAATGATTTTTTGAATACCTGCGACACCAATATTCCCTACGGCTTCGAATCCCGTCACGAATATATCTACGACTGCGTCTAAAGCTGATCCTGCTCCTGGACCTAACTGTAGGAAAACGTCGATGATTCCAGTAATGACAGCAACTACTAATCTAGGGATGAATGTAAAAGCGTCGTATGCTGCCTTAATTAAAGATTTCATCGCTTCTACAAAAACCGTAGAAAGATCAGCAAAGAAACCTAGAACGTATCCCACTGCTCTACCAAAACCTTCTACAATAAGAGTCGTTACCGGAGAGATGACCTCTTTCATAAGTTGAAGTGCGGAGACTACGTAATCTCTGAGACCGACCACATTATCCGCGGTGACCTTTATTTTGTTCGCTAGTAAAACGAACAAGCCTACTACCGCACCGATAGCAACAGCGATCAACCCGATAGGTCCAATGAAAGCGACCAGAGACCCAACAGAAGCAGCTAGGCGACCTATTACCCCTGCCATAGTTGGAAATAGAGCTGTTAACCTTGCCGCCATAGCCCCCTGCGCCGCTTGTGCACCCGCTAAACGGGCGTTGGCCCCCGCTAGGGTGTTGGTGGCCCCTGTTTGTGCTGCCCTTGCTGTGGCAAGCCTCCCAGCAGTCGTGAGTTCAATGTTTTCTACAATAGAAAGTTTCTGTGTTACTCTAGCGAGATTGGTTTTAGCTACTTCTAGAGCAACGAATTTACCTGTTGCGATGTTACGAGCTCTCCCGTTAACCACCGTAAATTGAGTATCAAGAACTGTTAGTTTAAGATTAGATCTTAGTACACCCAAGAGAGCTAGACGCTGAGAAAGTTCTACTTGTCTCTGGGCATTCTGAGCTACGACTAAGGCATTGTTACGAACTGATGATAAAGATCTGAGATTCTCTACTTCAAGCAGACGACCAGACGCAAGTGCGGCCCCTCTTAAGCTGAGAATATAGTTACTGATACCTGTGATAGCTTTACCTGTGAATACAGCAGCGAGAGCCACAGTCAATGTTGCTACTGTACCAAGTATAAGACCTATATTATTTGATAAAACTATGATCGCCCGAGCGAGTTTTCCAGAAGCATTAGTTGAGTCATCGATACTATCTAGAAACTCTAGCCAGTTTGTATTGGCGATTGATAGTGCTTGGCTTATAGTTGGCATCGTGTTTGCGAAAAGTTGATCTATTTCTGTTTCAGCTTCTCGGAACGCTTTGAGAATAGTCAGCGCTGAAATTTTACCTTCTTCACCAAGAATTCGTAATTCACCACGAGTTACACCAAGACTCTTAGATATAACGTCAGCGACAAATGGAAGTTGTTCAAGAACAGAACGAAGTTCGTCTCCCCGCAATGTGTTTGAGGCCATACCTTGTCCAAGCTGAACAAGAGCTGCATGAGCTTCTCGGGCTGATGCACCTGATATGATAGTTGCTTTACTAAGGCTTTCTGAAAACCTTATCGTTTCAGCTTGAGAGATACCAAGCTCTCGCACGGAGAGTGCTGTCCTGCTATAAATTTCAGCAACAGCTTCAAATCCAGTACGACTATCTCTAGCTGTTTGAAACAAACGACGCTGTATCGAGTCTAGATTTTTTGCACTAGATGATGTCAAACGAAGTCTGTTCTCGTATTCAGTTAGTGTATCAAGTTGACGTGTTAATCCACGAAGGATTCCCGCTCCACCCAAGACGAACAAAGCCCGTTGCATCAAGAAGATGCCGCGAGTAGCAGAGTTGGCTGCTACGCCTATTTCATCGATCCTGCGCTTGATTACTCTTGCGCCAGTTTCTCGAAATCTGATGTCTACATTCTCAGTAACCATTAGCGTTCAAACACCCTAAATCCAGCGATTTCGACCTTAGCTTCCAACAGAGCAATTTCAATAAAACCTGCAGAGGCTTGTTTAGATGAACCGGAGTTTAGCTTCTCTATGTAAGGAGCAGCATTGCTGATATAGATAGAAGTTTCTAGACCTCTTGTAGAAGATCGTAATGAGTTTATGCGAGCTCGTCCAGCGTTGATGGCAGCAGAAGCATTTGCGTTCTCACCAATACCAAGATTCTTTCCTGGAGAATACGCATCGATAACAGATCTAGTAGGAGCACCAATACCCACTCGCCAATTTGAACGAGCGACGCCTTTGTCAGCAGGAGTGTTTCGAACAAGACTCTTCAAAGAACGCACAGAGACAGCTTTAACAATGCGAGAAGCGGAGTTCTCAATCTGAGAACCCCGCCGCCTGATGTTTCTAGAGAATTGAGCTAGAGTAGCCATTCAAGTTTTCTTCCCAATTTGCTTAAGATAAGCTAAGTCCATATCTTTCAAATGTGTGTGCATCGCCTCTATTTGTTCGTCGTCGCATCCACTTTTTTCGCAGTACTCTTGAATAGTTGTCCACCATATTGGTCCAGCACTCATACCCATTTGCCTAGAGGCAATAAGATCATGAAACCCTATATAGTATAACTCAAGGCCGGGAAGAAGACTAGGGGCGTTGGCTATCTTTTCTGGTAGATCCCAACCCGCCCTAGTGCATTGCTCAATAATCGCTTGTTCAGAAGGTCCCTGTGTTAACTGATAACACAGGAACTCTACGAGTTTTTTGTATCATTCTCCAACTCTGCCTTGCGGTAGTTGGCAAGAGAAGCAGCTTGTTCTTGAATATCTGTGAACATTCGCGGAAGAGCTGACAGAGCTTGTTCGACATTAGCAGAGTTGAAAGGAAGGATTTTCCCGTCTGGGCTTTCGATACCAGATTTCATCTCTTTACCTTGCATAGTTTCCCAAGCAAGGATAACTGTTTTGGCATATATGTCAGCCATGAGTGCTTGAGAACGATCGTTACTCAGAGCTCCAGACTCAAGAGCACGACGAACAGGCTTGAGCTTCTTTTCAGCGTACTTGACATAATTCTTGTTACCTTGCCCAGCAGAAGCAAGAAGAACGCGGAAATCCCCATAATCAATCCAAACGCCTTTGGATTCAAGTTCCGGATCCGTCTCAAAAGTGTCGTACATTCCCATATTATATTCCTTCTTTGGTTATTGAGGACACCTTCACAACGAAGGTATCCTCTTGAGTTTATTAAGCTGCTGTTGGAAGATAGTTAAAGTAAGTGATCAACAACGTGTGATCTAGAGTTGCATCAATGTCTTCACCAGACGCAGCCTCGGTTGACAAAGGCAGGGTAATTGGTTGATCAATTTCAACCGAGAGCCGACCGTCACCGAGAGAGATAAGGGGAAGATCGAAGATAATACCTTGATTGTCACGAACAAAACCAATATCTAATGAGACATCTGAGTTGTTACGAACCGCGAGCACAGCAGAAACATTTGAGAAGTAAGCTGTGAGGTTACCAGAGACAGCGAATGTACCAGCAGTCACATCAAACGCACCAAGAGTACCAACCGCTTTGTTCGGAGTTACGTTGTTATTGATAGAGATCGTGGCTTCCGTAACGAAAGCAAACAAGGCAGCAGGAGCCGCATCAGTATCTGAGACTGCAGACAACCGAATACGACTGATGTCACTAGAAGTGTTGTATTCTTTAGAAGTGAACGGTGCGACGATGCTGCTCTGCTTAGGTCCAGTGTCGGCATCACGTTGAACGTTATCAGTTGCCATCCATGTGATATCTGCATTTAACAAATCAGCAGAAGGTACATTCAATGTGAATTCGTTCGGAACGGCACCGACTAGAACTTCAGTTTGAATATTGCCGGAACTGTCGTCAGGAGCACCCAAGAGGCGTTCTACGTTATAAGAACGACGTTTGATAAGAGCTCCAGTTTCGTTACGAAGTACGTCACCGAAGAACAAACGGATATCAAGAGAAGTACCAGTTTCGTTTACCATAGTAACATCTGATTTATCAAATGTCAATCGATTTGCTGTGATTGCTCGAATACGTTTGAAACCATTATTCGCAGCGTTAACAAACTTCTCAACAGCGAGATCACCACCAACAAAAACCCACTGTCCTGGAACAATACCAAGAGTTGTAAAATCTAGAGTAGTAGAAGTGATTGCAGGGAGAGTTCCTGAGTTGTCAACGTCTAAGTCAGCTGTCGCAGCTTCAAAACCAACTACTCGAATGTTAGCTGTAGAAGGAGGAGAAGCTTCTGCGGTCGTAGCTGCGGCTGCGACTGATGTATCTGATACAATCGCGCTTGCGACTTGCAGAGCGTTGTTACCGAGGTTAGCGAAATTCTGACCTTTGATCAAAGAACCGACAAGAAAACCAGTAGTCGAGGTCACTTCAAAAAGTGTTCCAGTCACAGCACTAGGCTCTTCGTAACCTTTTTCTCGCACGTCAGCAAACATAACACCCTGCATCATATTGGTCAGACTTGAAAACGTCAGGTTAGAGTTGATACCACCAGATGCGTTGAGATCAGTCGTAACACCTTTCCGACGTTGACGAGATGGATTGATTGGATTTGGCGAAACCTTAACAATCTCACCACCAAAATCACTGTAACTGTTTGGAGACAGTGATCGCCAAACAGGAGTTCCTGATTGACCGTTCTCACCTGGAAGACTACCGAGTACAGCTTCCTCAGCGAATGCGAGGCCAGTGATATTGGAGTCAATTTTATTTTTCTGTGCCATTTAAGGCCTCCTTACTTTGTTTCAGTGTACTCAAAATCCATGAGTACGTTCAACTGACGAAATTGACCTTCACTGGGTATTTCTTGAATGCGAACATTTTTGAACCACACTCCATTATCAGATGATTTACCTTCATATGCGTTGGCCACTACTTTAGCTAAGATGTAAGAGTCTGACAAGCCATTTCCTGTTGGAGTGAATATAGAAGCGATAGCTGTTCCTGTTCGCTCAAACATTCGGTTTCCTACTCCACCGAGAGTTTTCTGAGATCCGGTTGCGTGTCTTGTAATGAATGTAGCCCATGGATCATTTGATAAGTCTATCTGTTTTTGCACGTCATCCCAACGAAGAACATATCCAGTTGTTGTCCATGCGGCTAACATCATTGCATTTATATCGTCGACAGCTTCTTCATAAGTAAGACTCATCTACGCATCCCAACAAGTCCAAGTAATTGAACGTCTCCGGGTTGTAGAATCTGAATAGCTTTTATACCAAATGTTTCTAACCCATCTTGTACTTTAATGAAATTACGGCAATCAATTGTTCCAGGAAAGAAGATAGCAAAATACTCAGATGATGCAATCAAATCTTCAAATTCAGTACCTTGCCCAAGGGCGGAAAGACCGAATTGAGTAACTGATCTAGGAGGAAGAAAGACAGCTTTAGTCGTAAATACGACGTCTGCTCCTGTTTGGGCTTTCCAAGGTTTAGTCGAATCTACAGGTGTCTCGGGATTCTGAATAAATGTTATGCTACGTCCACGATCAGTGATCAAACGTTCCGAAGTTTCTGCGAGTTTATAATAATCAAACATTAGCGGATAACACCTCCATTAGAACTTCCCAGTGTTATTTGACGCATAAGACTATCAGCTTTGGGGACTATTGGATATTTACGCCCAACAGAGCCATTTCCTGATCCAGACCAAACAGTTCTAGTCTCAATCGGTCCCAGTTTCTCTGTAAGAGAGATTATACCTGGACCATTGATCGCTGTGTTGTTTATGAACAAGGTGTTCGTAAGAGAATAACGAAGATACTCTGCCATAGCTCTCTTGAGCTGAACAGGTAGTGCTACAGGATCAACTATGAAATAGTCCGTTGGATAAGACAGAGCTTGAGTTTCAGAGATCGTAAGTCCAGGAGCTTTATCACCCCAGCGAAGATCGATGTACTCCGTAGTAAGACGTAACTGAACTTCAATCTGAGCTTCTGTCTCGGAAACTGCGACTCCACGATCAGACCAATAAGTAACATAATCAGAATATGATAGATAACTCTCAGCAGTCGATAGTCCAGTTGCATCTTCTACGATGATTGTCATTATTGCACCTATTCCCTTAAACTTCTTGCTGTATCTCTACAAGAACACCCGTGACGGGCTTTGGATCGTGTCAGCGTTAATCAGGGAAACACCGATCAATTTCATTTCTTCATTGATTGTATCGGTGCCCCGATATCGTTACAGGCGTGGTGCCTGCGCTATCTTGGAACATCGTGGATAGGTCAGACGGGTCATACCTTCAGTGCCGCCTGCGAATAGAGCATCTATGGAGAACAGGTCTCTGTTAAGTATTTTTAGAAAGTCTGTTCTTTTTAGCATGATACAATGCCGCTGCCATGCGTTTTTGACCGAGAGTGCTCATGGTAATTACTTTCTCATCAACGGACGAACTTTCTTCTCACCTGATTTTGATTGATCCAACGGAGACACTGGATGTTGATCAAGCAATAGGGATCGATTTTTTTGGAAGTTAGCGACTCTACCGGCACGAGCAGCATTAGAAGATGCGATGGTCCGCATGATCTCGCGTTGATTGGCTTGAGGATCGATTTTTTGATGCATCAAACGAGCCGTAACCTCAGCTAGTGCATCACTGCGTTTTTTCTTTTCTGCTTTGAAATTTGCTTCTGCAGAAACGATTTCATCAAACTCTTCTTGAGCTTTAACGATATCTGGGTGATCGTAACCCATGGAGTTTTCTTCAACTTCCTCATCTAACTGAGGTTGTTCTTCATCAACGTCTTTGGAAACGTCGAAGTTAACTCGTGAGAATTTTGGTGCAGCGTTGATGATGTCAGCTCGTTTCAGATTTTCAAAATCACCCAAGGAGGCAACAAAGTCTACCTTGGGCGCACCGTCCGCAGTCCATTGTTCGTCATCCATGGCGTCCATCAGTCCAAGGGCTTCTATAATTTTATCTTCCATAGTATCGACCTTTCAGGAGGGAGGAAAGGAGAGCCCAAGTAGAGACATTGTTTTCTCCTTTTATAAGATTTGGGCGGAACCTAAGCTCCGCCCTGTTTTTCAGTTATGCCTCGCGAGAGATCAGACGAGCCATCTTGATCTGCTTGCGCTCTGGGAACACACGTTTCCAAGAAGCAGCAGTAGCAAGAACCGAGTTAGCTGGACCACCAGCTGGAGTCGCACCTTCATAAGCGTGGCCTTTGGGGTGAAAGCCCCAGCGAACACGGTTGTAGAGGATTTCTTGACCAGCGCCGTTACCTGCTCCTGGTTGATCGTCAATCGCGGTTGGTTTATCCGGAGAACCTTGCGCGAAAACAATCGCACCAGCGCCGAAGACCCAGCTTTCGTAAACACCACCAGCAGCAGGAAGACCATCGTCAACAATAACTTCACGACCCAAGAAGGTGGGAACTTGAATAGCACGTCCGTTAATACTGTCAGGGATAAAGTCGATCAAGTTGTTTTTCAACATGCGAGCGTAGACCACTGAGTGGACCATGATCATCGACAGATCTTCCATGCTGTCGCCCATTGTCAACGTAGTGTCGATAAAGGCTTCTGCGGAGAAGTCAGTTACACCAGCTTCGTAAGAGCTACCTTTGATGTCGTTGGTCATATCACCTTGAACGTGCTCAGCATCAGCTGGAGCAGCCGCGTTATCTGCGAAAACCCCGTTAACAACGTTGACAAAAGCAACCTGTTGACGACGAACCCAATAGTCTGCGACTCGAGATTGGATAGCAGCGGCAGGGTCATCGCCCGACATCAACTTAGCGAGTTGAGTGGCAGTCCAAGAGTTGTTACGCTCAAGACGAACAGCAACTTCTGTCAGGGTGCTGATTTTGTTCGGATCGGGGTCAACAACTCCTCCAGTGAAAGTGTTTCGCTGACTCTCGTTAGATACGCGCTCTTCGTCGTTGTCAAGGTCGTCGTAAGAAGGCATGTTGAAAGTGAGACCACCACCATTTAGCAGATCGGCCATGTCGCTATCGGAGACTACGGCACCAGAACGAATGAGGCGAGATTTTTCTTCAGTTTCCTGCATAGCGTAGGGAGTGAAGATTTCGGGGACAATGATGTCCGAGATTGAAGTGTGTCCAGAGGCCATTGAAGAGGATCCTTTCCTAAGATGTTCATGGCTAGATAATTGCTAGTCCCATGACCAGCCGAAGAGAATTTGTCAAGAGCCTCCCATGGAAGCCCTTGACAATATATTTACATCACGCTGCAGAAGATAGCAACAGGTTATTTGCTCGAAGCAGGACGAGCACCACCAATAGATGTTCCAGCGGCAGTTGCGAGTTGATTAGCTAACTCTCGATCTGAGTTGATGAGTTTGCCCTGTTGAGTAACGTTCCAATTATCACCTGAGAATGGATTCTTACCACCGTTGACACCACCCATACCGCCGACAGCGCCACCGCCTGTAGATGTAGGCCACCAGTGAGGACGCTGTTTCTGCATCTCTTGCATGAACTGCTTTACGTCTACCCCAGGAGTGACTCCATCAGCATCAGTCTTAACAATCCATTTACCAGTAGTCTCATCTTTCTCGAGGTAGTCTGCAGCCACGAGTTCAATATCGCGGAGTGCCGTGCCATGAACTTTCATCTCAGAGGCAATCTTACGAACAACTTCGTTACGAGAGCCTGTGGTGATAGTTCCGTTCAGCTTATCGTTGTCTGAGGTCAACTCACTATTCGCTGTTGTGAGTTCTTCAATCTGCCGTTCCAGAGGTGCAGTTTTCTGTTTCATGCGAGACTCAACGATTTTGTTGATTGCCTCATCATCCAACTTGCCCCCACTTGCGGCTTCCAACTCTTCGACGCGATCTAACGTAGCTTGAACTTCTGCGGCGTTCATACCCTTGAACGGCTTTAAATCAGCTTTCGTTTTAGCGTGGTCTTCACGTTCTTTGCGAAGACCTTCTTGGACACGGTCTACGTCCACTTGGGTTTTCATGCCAATAACGCCTGTCAACACAGCTTTGCCGTCTTGCTCAGTGTAAAGAGATTTGAAAGTGACAGGAACTTCTGCCATTGTTTGGTAAACTAGTTCGATCGGATCCATGTCCGGTCTCCTTTATATAACGGCTCCATGGCCGTGGTTAGTGGGGATCATTCCCCTGTCTTAGCTTTGTTACGGGCAGACTTTTTATCGTCTGTTTTGTCTCCAGTAGAATTTTGATCAGGTCCAGCCATATCACCAGTTTCTGGTGTTCTGAAAGGATGATCTTCAGCTTCCTCTAGTTTAGAAGCTGCCATTTCTTCTTCAAAAGTAAGCGCAGTGATTTTACGCTTGCGAGCAAGAGTATGTAATGAAGAGGCACTGATTGGGAAACCCAAGGTGCGAGCAGTTGCCATCTCTACCATCGTCTGACCTGTGAGTGGTGTCTCGCCGAATTCTTTGTTCGGTGTGACTTTTACTTCTTTTGGGTCTAGACCCATCCAAACAGCACATGTTTTAAGAATATCTTCGAGTGCCATAGCGCCAGCATCTGCGACTTGGTTGAGGTCTGCTGTGCGGCTCGCGACGCGGATTCGCATACTGTCGCCGCTTTCACGCTCGCGACTAGTGCTGTCTAAAGTATTCGCACCCATAGTACCAGCACGGCTCTCTAACTTGTCGATAGCCTCACGTTGCTCTGTTAGACCTTTGCCTTCTACGCCAACAAATTCCGCTGTCGCACCCAATGGAAGATCTAAGCGAGCACCTGTACCGGTCCGGACAGCATCTCCTTCTTCCAGTTGTGCTCCGGTAGTAACGAAAGTATCTTGCCCCTGCATAAACAAATTTTGACGATAATCTGCATCTGATCTAAATAGGGTGAGACAAAGGTTGCTCAAGTCCAAAAGAACTGGATCATCTGGCTCGGCGGTAACATCAACAGAGTTTACGATCACAAACGGAATTTTATTGAGTTCTCGACCTTTGTAGGAAGGTCTCTTCAACTCATCTTCGTCAAATGCGCTGTCACGAAACAATGCTTGGCTGTAAGTTCCGATTTGTTGGTTATCATCTGGTTCACCGAGAATAAGAACTCTATGTTGGGTTGTGAGATCCCACATGAAGTTATTTTTGCGAATATAAGCAGTTTCGTCTAAGACCACCATGTTTAGTGAGTCTTTGTTTAGATCAGTGGTGCCGACGTCCCAATTGATGATACGTTCTGCTCCATACAACGATAGAATAGGTAAATCTGGCCCAGAGCCGGGAACAAGAGGTAAATCTGCCATAATACCAGTGCGGCCAACAAGAAGCTGTTCTGAATTGATTCGGCGGAGTAAGTCTTCAAGTTTTTCGCCTTTACTGGAGCGAATGTCTTCCATTCCGTCAGGTAATTCTATTTTCGGAGGTTGGTTATGCATCATACCAACTGCCATCTGCACAGCTTCACGAACAAAGTTGTGATAACGAGCTCTTTTCAAATAAGCTGCGTAAGCGGTAGATCCTGTGGATTTTGCTTCTTTTCCATAACCATCTAAAATGTGAGATGACGTAGCAGGAAGATATTCAGTACTTCGAGACTTAACTCGCTTCTCACCTTTGTACGTATCACGCATCTGCTTCCAGTCTGGAAGGTGTTCCGTGTAAGAAGGGTGATTTTGAGTGAGAGAATTATCCATAAAGAAGAGCATACCTGTATCTAATTGGTTTGACAATCACTTTTTGTCAATGAGCACCTGTCGTTGTTCCAGAAGTTCCAGTTTGCCCAACAAAGCGAACAAAATAGCGAACTTCATCAGCGACATGGTCTTCTGCGTCAGTGTTTATGTCGTCTGGGTTCTTTTCATCACGAGGAAGAACTGGTAAAGTCTCAATAAAAGCTGTACACGTAGTGAAAACGAATAAAGCAGGCTTCTCCCGAGGGAAAATAGCGATAACTTCACCTTTTTCATCTTTCTTTACGTTGGGACCAGCGTTTCTGATACGTTGTCTCACTTGAGTCCAGCCGGTTACACGAGATCCAGGACGTTTATCAGCCGCATTCCACATAATTCCAGGATATCTGTTCCCATCATCTAGTCTCACTTTGGCTTTCATATCCGTGGCGATACAATTTCCGTTTTCAGCAGCAAATATCTGCGAATCAGCAACACCTGCTCGGACACGGCACCAAGTTGTTCCTCTTTCTCTCCAACCCCATTCCATTTCTCTCTTGACAATACCTTCGGAGATCTCTGATGCCAGAATATTAAGCCCTTCGTTCGGACGGTTGTCATGGCATCCATACCATTCTCGAATACGAAATACATCTCCCCGAATGGTGCTTCTCCAACTTCCATCCCGTAGCTGTACGTCTTCTCCGTTGCTGATCGCCCACCAGCCCACAGAGAAAGGCTTGCTCGCACCCCAGTCAAAGCTTCTAGTGATCTTCCAATTAAAGGGAATATCAAACGGTAAGACAACATTGTACTTAGGATCCCATACATCGTCAAACATTCCTCCGGATACGATATCCCATGAACCGTCTAACCAAGCCTTCTTCTGGGCTTCGTTATCGGCTGATGCGGCAATCTTCTGTTTGTATTCTGGATCTGCTTCAAGAAGTATTAGGTTTTCGTCAATGTGAGATTTAATGCTGAGACGCGGTGGTTCTTTTTCCCCATCTTCATCCATGAGGTCACGACGAACTATCATGTTGAGGCTCTGTGGTTTGAAACGATTCTTTACCCAATTATGACCTGGACCCGATGGGTTCGTTGTCGCGCGACACATACGAGGCATACCCTTCACAGATGAGCGGCAGGTAGACATCATTTTCTTGTAGCCTTTAGCGTTAGGCCAGTTACAGAGTTCTTCCCAACCAATCCATGGATACTCGTGACCATGATAGTTATCGTAGTCATTTTCTTTTGCAAACTGTCGTAGAAGAAGCTGCTCACCAGTTGGCCAAGTCCACGTATGCTCGGAGTGGTTGAACTTCGCAGTAGGCCAGATCTGCGGGATCCACTTTTTTGTCTTCGAGATAACATCGGTCAACTGCTTGTAGGTTTGACGAAACAGAATACCTTTCCACCCAGCGCCGTGACCTTTGCCGACGTGCATACAGTAGGACATAAGGAGAGAGTCTGTTTTCCCTCCACCTCTTGTCCCTTCAAACAACACCTCGAAGACAGGGGTGGAAGACAAGAACGCTTCTTGAGATCCAGGCATGGGTCTCCATACTACATTCTTTGGATATGATTTTGTTTCAATTTGCATTAAACTGCATTTCGTCTGTAAACAAAGCATCAACCGCAGTTTCTGTCATGACATCCATTGAAATCATAAACAATACTAGCCAGTGCATTCGCTCAACGCTTTGTGCCGTTGACCACTCAATCTGGGCGCTTACCTTTTGGTCGTCGCTCATGTATTCAAGGAACTCATCCATTGCATTAGGCCAATTTCCCTTGGAAGCTGAAATTCCGTCATAGCTAGATAACACCTCAAAGTTGATAAGCTGTTTACAAAAATCACCCTTGCTGATGGACTTTTTCGCACGGATGTCTTTAATATCCATGTCTGAAACAGTTACCGTGCGCAGAACGCGGTCTGCCTCTACCGTTTCAACCGTTGCCGATTTGGTGCGTGTGGTTTTCGAGTTGTCCACCGTTACATCAACAACAGGAACAAGCCGTTCGATCCCGTGGACGCCAGCGGTCGGCGGTGAAACTGTGTCG